TACGCGGACAGACCTTGGGTAGAATTTGTTAAAGCATTTACATTACCAGATGCTCCAACAATTATTCCCGGCGCACCCGGCGAAGATTCTCCCGGTGACATAACAGATGTGGAAGACCCGGCTTCAGCAGAAGCGAAGAAGTCTGATGAATTGCCAATTAAGACATACCCAGAGAAACTGCTGGAAGACCGGAAGCTGGGCGACCCAGATTTTAAATCAAAGTTGTATGAGGCTAGAAAAGACGCTCATGAATTTGTAGGGGCAGCCGTGGCATCTTGTGAAGGCTTACAAAAGACCTTGGATAAGATTAGTACAGTTGATGATGCCTTTGGTGAGGTCTTGGATAAGATTAGTATTGCTGACCTTATTCAACAATGCTTATCGGCTATCGCCCCTGAGCTATCTTCTATTTCAGATATTTCTTCAGATATTTCTGGAGGCTTGGATGGTGTCGATTTAGGTTCGGGCATCGGGGTTGGAGACATTCCCGACGTAGGTGTTGACTATGATTGGTCGAACCCATCAATACCGGGAATGAATACAAACATGGAGCTTGCAAACATGGGTTCAATGAGTGTTGATAGTCTCGGGCTTGGCGATGTTAGCTTCGGAGATTTGGGTCTGGGCAGCATGAGCATAGCAGACTTGGGTATCAGCGACTTTACTCTTGGTTCTCTTGGCATTGGAGATATCGGTGTCTGTGACATGGCGGGCATTGCTAATAAAACAATTGGCGAGCTTGGAGTAAACCTTGATTCAATTGGAATATTTGATAAGAGCTTTGCTGACCTTGACTTCGGGGTGCTGACAGTCGGTGATTTGGATTTAGACCTTAGCTCTCTTTCGATTGCTGATATTGGATGGTCGGACGTTAGGATTTCCAATGTTGGGTTGGATATAGAAGACTTGGGCTTGAACAATCTCGATGTTGAAAGCATGGGGCATGATTTGTCAACCCTTGATTCGTCTCATCTCACGTTCGCGGAATTGGGAAAAGAGAATGCCATCATCGGTGAGGAAGGCTTTGAGCTTGATGATGTTGGCATGGCTAAAATAAACTTATCTGGTTACAATGTGGGCGAGCTTGATTTGAATTTGGATGCCCTGCCTGTGGTTGGTTGTGGCTGCGACACCACCATCGGCTCTCTTGGATTAGATGACTTCAGCTTAGGCTCCCTCGGCTTGGATTCGTTCAACATTGGTGAGCTTGGGCTTGATGGAATCAACATGAGCGACTTAGGGTTGGCGAACTTGGATATGGACGCTCTCGGTTTGAGTGGTGCGGACTTGGCTGGGCTAAAAGGCAAGTTTGAAGAGTTGGGGCTTGATGGGGTTGTCGGTGAGCTTGAAAACTTGGGTATTGACAGCTTGGGTGTTGATATGGAGAGTATCGAAGGCTTGTCCACAGAATTCACTCAAGAGTTTGACGCTGCGATGGGTAAGCTTGAAGATATGGCAGGCAGCTTGAGTGTTGGGGAAAATCCGTTTGAACAAGGCGCACCAAAACTTATTGCAGACCTTGCTATCACATTAGCAGACAATTTGCCCACTGAAGATATTATGGGCTCTATGTCTGAGATGATTGAAGACGCATTGACAATGTTTCTTCAAGAATTATTTGTTGCGATGGTCAAGGCAGTCTTAGAACAGATGCTTGAGAACTGCGGCGAAAACCCGACGCAAGCTGGTAAAGAAAACCTCAATGATATGCTTGATAGTAGCCCGAATAATACTGGACTTGCTGACCCGTTGGCAGGCTTGATGGCGGCATTGGGCACGGGCTTGTCCGGTGCAGGCGCAGCAGCAGCCCGACGAAATCCAAATTCAGAAGCAGCCCGCGCAGCGGTCACGCCAGAGGTACGGCGTGAGATGACCGCGATGCTTGACGATGTTTCTTTAATGTTCACGCCAATGGAGCTTTGTTCACTGATTAATGGCAAGGCATCCTCCAAGGTTGTGCTACTCGCGAGAAACTTTATTGCCAAGAGATATCCCGATATGGGGCTGTCCACCAGAACAAAAACTTCTGATTTCTTCAAGGCATTTGGTGGCTTGATTGACCCGTCTATTTGTCGGATTATCGAGACTCCGCTGACGACTTCCCAAGGTCCAATCTTGGGTGATGTTATGTGTTCATCTGGCGATATGCGCGACTTGAGAAAAGAGATGCTTCGCAACAAGGGTGATGATATTACAGATGACCAGATTGATGCCATTCTCGATAATCTCAAACAAAGAAAAGTAAACGCTGCCAAGGTTCTTATTGACATTGTAAACAATGGTCCCTTGTCGGATAATTATGAACCACCACCAGTCACTTGTCAAAAGAACGCGACCCCGAAGAATGCAGCAACACCAAACAATGCAGCAGCCAATAATGTGCCGGGTATGGATACGCAAGGTGGGCTTGTAAATCTGGAACACGAATCAATTGATTTTGCAGTTGACACTGCCAGTGAGAATTTATTTGTCCCGGTTGAGATTTCCTATAGCAGAGAAATGAAAATGTATCCGAAGACTTATGTCAGCGATACAAACAAAGAAGAGCCGGATAACACTTATATTTGGATGAACACCGACGAAACCGGAGATGGCGACGAGAAGAAGTTCGACTGGGAGAAGGCGATATTAAATCCAGAACTCAAAGCGGAATTTGGTGATAAAGATATGTTCTTCAAGTGGGCAGATAATGCAGATGTGGATTATACGAGCAAGGACGCCTACGTTGCACGAAACAAGAAAGTGAGAAAAGCACTTCCCCCACTCCACCAAGCTTTAAAGCAAATGGAGACAAACGACTCTCTGGTGTTTAAGGATTTTGCAGCGGATAGTATTTTATTTGAGCCGGTGAATGTCGAAGGCATCGCTGATGACTTCCCGTTTGATAACGGCGGCTATGGTGTCGAGTTGGTATTGCCAAGGATGGGCGAGAACGATATTGCTGAAATTTCTTCTGCCTTGAGCGGAGTAGGCGATGCAGATATAGATGCAGACACCAGAACCAAAATCAACAACCTTATGAATCAAATGTCAAGTGCAACGCCCACTTGGAAACTTTTTTATATTTTACCAAAGCTATTCATCAGCGAGGTTCAAGATGGTACGAACATTAATACGTTTTTAATGGTTGTTACAGAGACACTAACACTAAACGGTGTATCTTCTGAGCGGGTTGTGTATAGAGCCGTATCTACGACTTCACCAGACGAGGCTGTCCTTGGTGTTCTTGAGAGCGACGAGTTTGAACTGCATGACCAAGTGTACGAAACCGACGCTAGTGCTTCCGCACCGCAACAGCGGTTTGCGAGCTTGGTCTACAATCGTTGGATGGATGCGGGAGCCTCCATATCCCACGTTCACCTTGTGTATGCCGCATGTGCCAGCACTGATGGGTACTACAGTGAATTGAGCCGCGATATATTTGCATACATTGCTAATCGAATTGCTGCTGGTCCTTATTTTCAGAACATCACTTCTTCATCTGCCTCTGGAAGAAGCGGAACGAATTCTTCCACACCAGTTGTGGAATTCCTTGAGCTTGACCCAGAGCCCACAGCCCAACAACAGGTTGACGGGGTTAGCCCGCACCCTCTCGGCTTGCAACAAAAAAAGAAGTGCATGAAGGAAAATATTAAAAACAATCAGTGCGTTGATTTTAGCAGACCCACAGATGGCTCGCCAGCAGCAGATTTATCTGACACTGAAAAGGAATTGATGAAGGTCGCCGTTGAAACCATTGTCCAGACCTACATGGCTGACCATTATCTTAGAGGGCTCTTTTCAAATTCTATTTTTAAAATGCCAGATGAACCAGACGAGGCTTACATCAATCACGTTGCGGGGTTTATTTTGGCTGACATGGCGGCATATGATATGCCGAATTATGTTACGATGCCGACTGGTGAACGTAAGGCAGCGCGACCACATGGAACATATATGGATGACTTCATCGCAGAATGCGTGAGAATGTATGAGAAGCCAGACGATGTGGAAATACAAGACCCCGAAGTGCCCGGTGGTGAAGTATCTGAAGTAATGGCTGTTGGTCAACAAATTGAAAAAGCCTATTCGACAGTCATGACCCAAATGGAAAATCTTGTTGCGGCTTCTGACACAACAGATATTGAAGAAATGTTTCTCAATGATTATTTGCCAGAGATTTCAATCGCTGATTATGGGAAGATGGGAAACAAATTTTTTATGAAAGGTGGCGCTGACTTATCGAAGTCACATAAGGGCGCTGCTGAAGGCGGCAGCACGGTGACTCTGGGTGATGAAACGGTTGTAACTTACGCCAGTAATGCGTCATCACTTTCATTAAGAACGGAGGGTTTCGCTGATGATACCTCCGATTATGCAGACCGTCTTTCTGGGTCGGAGACAACTACAAGCGTTGACGGTCGCCAATTATCAGACATTGATTGGTCCAATGGCAATCTTTATGTGGAGTATTATTATTTACTTGAAGACTGGGACACAAAGCCGTCTTGGTGGGATGACTCAATGGGAGAGACTGAAAAGTGGAGCGGAAGGGGGCACGCCTATAGTGATGATTCCGATGCAAGTTATTATCGCTACTACGGCGTAGTGAGTGATGAAGATTATGCGGCACTTGACAATGACTTGCCGGAAGATGTTACAATGAATGGCATGTCGGGCATGACTATAGATATCGACGGTGGCGAGGTCAAAAGCGCAGTCCGAGCAGTCAAGCGTGGAATGAGGATTATGTATCTGCCCCCCACAACAGAGACTAATCTTATTCCGGTGACTCTATCACAGACTGATGCCTCCGTCGGTGCTAGTGCTGGAGCCTTTGCAGATTTTGACCCGACCGATGCTGAAAAATTTGATGCAGCGTGGGAAGCGTCTATGAGCTATTCAATGGACGAGGCTTTTAACACTGCCGCTAACGGTGATTTCAATATGGTGACCGGAGCCAGCGCAACACCTGACGGCTCAGGGGAGACAGTACGGTTGGGGCTGACAAAGGAAACAGCGATAAAAACAAAGGCATTTAAAGTTTTAGAAACGGTGAGGTCGTCTAGCACCTTGAAGTTTGGAACGGCGAATTCCGCAGGGACCGGGTGGCAGAGCGGAACGGGTGTGGCTAAGGCATACCTTATCAAAGAGACAAATCCGGTTCCCATCCTTGATTATAATTTTTCGATGAGCCCTATTGGATTTATAGGTCCAGATGTTTCCTTTGAGGACTCCCCCGCATCAGTATCCGTCACAGACTTGCAGGCATCAATGTTAGCCTCGGATGAGTGGAAAGCTTTTATTAAGTACATTTTTCCAATATCAAGAATGCAGAGCATCTTATCTCTCTATTGTTTTCAAGCTACTTCATCAAAACAAGAAGTTGCAACCGCGATGACAGATACAAAAGATAGGCTCCGCACAGTTTTCTTTGCTATCAATTCTAAGGGAGATTACAAGCAGAAAGACCCAGCGTTAGAAGCAGTGGGCGGGCTTGCAGGATTAGAAAAGATGATGCAGAATGAGTTTGGTCTAAAGGATATGCCAGTAGGTGATAGCTCATGGAATTATAACATGCCCGTGGGATGGGGTCAGCCGGTCAAGGGACTTGGATTAGAATTGTTGGCGAAAGCAACAGCAGAGGCTTTACAGAAGATGTTCAAGCGATGGGCTGAGAAGCATGACCCGAATATTTCGTTGGCACATAAGCTGATGATGGTTTCTAAGATGGGCGGTGTGAACATCAATACTCTGGCATGGTCATTTATGATTCTCCCAGCAAACATCTTCCCCTTCGCTCCAATTGGTCCGATACTTGGTCCCGTTTCTATTATCTATCACGCCCTTGGGCTTGGCTTGTTTAAGCGAACAAAAGACGGAGATGGTGACCAAGCAGATGAAACCAATAGCCAATTGAGTGCGCTTGGGGTGGGTCAACCTGTGTCCCTTACTCCACCCGACACATGCGAAGAAGACTCTACGGATGGCTCAAGTGAATGGGATGCCCAACAAGGAACCCTTTCATACGACTTGAGCAATGCATGGGTTCAGCAAAATGTGTCTAATTTCTCGCTCCCCGACAGCTTTATTGACGGAGGTGCTGTTGACTGGTCAGCGCCAGATGGTAGCGAAGGCATTGATTTGTCGGGAGCAACCATCACACTCAAACTCAAGGACTCCGACACCATCCCAGAGTTCAAGCCCATTACTGTGGTGTTAAAGGACGAGGATTAAATAAATAATCCCACTTTCTATCCAGCAAGATATTTATAGAAGGAGAAATACACTATGCCAGAAGGTTTGTCACCAAAGTTGCCAATGTCCTTGCATCCAAGCGACGGATATAAGCTAACAAAAACATATAAAGAGATGGTCAAGCAGAACATGAAAATGTTGATTTTGACTGCTCCCGGCGAACGGATGATGGACCCAATGTTCGGTGTCGGGTTGCGTAACTTTTTGTTTGAACAAAACCATGCTAAGACTTGGGGAACGATTGAAGCCAGAATTAAGAAGCAGACTAAAAAATATATGCCATTTGTAAAGGTCATTAGCGTCGATTTCGGAACACAAGATGACAATCCTATATATGGAGCGAATACGCTGTCAATTAAGTTGACATACCGAATTTTACCACTGGACAGTGTAGATGGGTTGGACCTCTATGTTACTGGTGAGGATACTGCGACAGTATCTCAGAATAGTGCCTAATTACAACACGCGAGGAAGATTTGAATGAGCGATAAAAAGGTCAGAGCTATAGCAATCAAATATACTAGTCGAGAGTTCGACACTATCAAGAAGGATTTGACGGATTATGTAAGAAGGTATTATCCCGACACCTATCGAGATTTTAATGAAGCAAGTTTTGGTTCTCTGATGATTGATACAGTTGCCTATATTGGTGACATGTTGTCATTCTACCTTGACTATCAGGCAAACGAAACATTCCTCCATACATCGGTCGAATACAATAACATCATTAAGCTGGGTCGTCAACTGGGCTGGAAGTTTAAGACTGCACCGTCATCATATGGCATTGCAACCTTTTATGTTTTGATTCCTGCAACTTCATCGGGGCTTGGTCCAGATAAGAGATACATGCCAGTTCTCCGCAGAGGCAGTACATTCAAAGCTTCAACCGGCGCGGGATTTATTTTGAACGAAGATGTTCATTTTGGAAACCCTAACAATGAAGTTCGCGTTGCTCGACAGAACGAGGATACTGGAACGCCAACTGCGTTTGCTGTAAAGGCGTTTGGTCAAGTCGTGTCTGGCAGGTATTATATTGAACGGCACACCATTGGCTCGTTTAAGAAATTTAGAAGGCTTGAATTAAATGCTTTGGACATTGCTGAGGTTATGAAGATTACAGATGAAGAGGGCAACGAGTATTATGAAACCGACTTCCTTTCACAAAATGTAATTTATCGAGGTGTCACAAACCGTGATAAAACCTGTGGCAGCACAACCTATTCATATAGCGTTGGTGACCAAGCCGCAGAAATCTTGAAGCCGTTTATGGTTCCTCGCCGTTTCACCACAGAGCGTAACAGAAGAAAGACGATAGTTCAGTTTGGTGCGAGTTCTGATGTGGCGCTTCCCAAAGATATGATAGCAGAACCATCGGCTGTTGTTATGAAGGTTCATGGAAAGAATTATATTACAGACGAGGCGTTTGACCCGACCCGACTAATTGAAAGTGACAAGTTTGGTATTGGTCCATCAAACACTGTCTTATCCGTGACATACCGAATGAATACATCTTCAAATGTCAATTGTCGAGTCGGGCAACTGAACAAGGTCGCGACTGCAAGATTAGAGTTTGAAGACTTAACAGTCTTGGACACGAACAATGTTAAAGCCGTCAGAGGCTCATTGGAGATTGATAACGAAGACCCGATTGTGGGATATGTTAGGTTGCCTGATGCCACAGAGCTAAAGCATCGCATCTATGATAATTATGCGACTCAAAACAGAGCCGTGACACAGCAAGATTATGAATCATATGTCTACAAGATGCCAGAAAAATTTGGTGGAATTAAAAGATGCAAAATACTTCGTGACCACGACTCTCTAAAGAGAAATTTGAATCTTTATGTTTTGTGTGAGAATAGGGGCGGCACCTTGACTCAAGCAAACGATGTGGTGAAAAAGAATCTTAAAACGTGGCTGACAAAGAACAAGATGATTAATGATACGATTGATATCATGGATGCAAAGGTCATAAACATCGGCATTGATTTTACTGCTATTGCGTCTGTCGAGGTTCCCAAGCACGATGTGTTAAAAGCTGCCCGCGAGCGGTTAATAAATTATTATATGAGGTATCCCGACATTGGCGAACCATTCTTTATTACCGATGTGTACAAAGAACTAAAAAAGGTCGATGGTCTGGTAGATGTTACCGATGTACGCATCACACAGAGGCTCGGTAACTCTGGTACTCGTTCCTATTCAGACATTCGTTTCGACCTTGAAGCTTCGACCTCAGCAGACGGTCGTTATATTGAAATGCCACTGAATGTAATATATGAAATTAAGTATCCAGCAAATGATATTTCAGGAGTGATTATCTAATGAGCATCTACAGGTTGGCAGCGGAAGCCGATACAACAATTACAAATGCGTATAAAGAAGGCTTGACAGAGCGCGGCGTAAAAGCCAACATGGGTGTTGCTGACATTCTTGAGGTGTTTGTCCTTCATGGTCAGGTCACCTCAACTGGGAACGACTCTAAAGAGATAGCCCGCATCTTGATTAGGTTTGATATGGAAACGCTCCGAGCATCGCTTGTCGCTGGTGATTTACCAACACCGGATGCGTCCAATAAGCCAAAATATATTTTGCGGCTTTTCAACGCTGTTCATGCGGAAACTCTGCCTCGTAATTTTAATCTAAGCGTTCATACGCTCTCCAGCACATGGACCGAGGGAAGTGGACTCGACATGGGCGAGTATACAGATGAGGGTGCGGCATCATGGAAATATCGTAATGATACAGCAGGCGGCACAGGGACTGGTAAGATTACGGTTCAAACTGTTCCAAATGCGGCAGAAGAAATTTCCATAAAGATAGGAGATACCAGCATCACCGCTACCGCCCCCGGTTCGCCAACTAAAACGAATGTGGGCGAGGCTATTAAAGACGCAATCGAGGCAGCTACGGACAAAGTGTCTGCTACGAATTCTTCTGGTGTTGTCACATTGACTGCGGCATCAGCGGGCGCAGTCGGAAACTACCCCTATTCTATCAGTGCAGATTCTGGCACCTTTCAGACAGCGAGTTATTACATGACTAGTGGTCTTGATTATACGGAATGGGGCACAGCAATGGGCATCAACACGGGTGATTATGGCGGCAGTGCAGTTGTATCGCAGGATTTTACTACAGGCGAGGAAGATATCCTGCTCGACATTACATCGCATATGGAAAGTGTTATTTGGAGTAGCGGCTCGCTTCGCTCATTAAGCGATATGCAGGCTTCACACAAAGGGTTCATTATTAAAATTACAAACGAGAATGTTGGCAAATCATTCTATACTAAGAAATTCTTTGCCCGCACTTCTCAGTATTTCTTTAAACGACCATGCATCGAAGCTCGTTGGGATGCCTCGGAACAAGACCAGAGGTCTAATTTTCATGCAGAAAGTAAGATGTTTACAAATGCCCAGAACACGAACAACCTCTTTCTTTATAATTCTGTTGGGGGCAGCAGGAGCAATTATACATTCCCATCTGGTGAGGAATTGTATGTTAGATTTTATACAGACCCAGATTACACTCAGTTGGCGTCAGTGAAAGACCCTAACGATAGCTTCAATTCTGCGACTGCACTCGCTGCGACGAACCCCTCCACTGGTGTATACAAAGTTTCTTGTGTTGTCGATACGACGGGCTCGATTGTGTATGACAAGTGGTATTCGGCAGCAACTGGTGGTGCAGATGAATCGACATGGGAAGTGCTTCACACTGGGTCAATCTCCGTCAATCAGAGAAGCCTTACCACATCAGAAAAGAAAGATAGATATATTTTCAACATCACTAACCTTAAAAACTCTTATACAAGAAGTGAGTCGCCACGTTTTCGGGTTTACACACGATTAAAAGATTGGTCGCCAACTATTTATACAGTAGCTAGGAGGTCTTTGCAGAACAAAATCGTTGACAATGTTTACTTCAAAATCTTTAGAGTTGTAGACGATGAAGTCTTGTTTGATTATGGCAGAGGGACCGCCACTACAAGCAATGACCACACCAAACTCTCTTATGATGGCGAAGGAAGCTATTTTGATTTCGATATGTCGTTGCTGGAGGCTGGCTATATGTATGGGATTCGGTTCTTGACTTCGATTGATGGAGTCATCACTGAACAAGAAGAAGTTTTTAAGTTTAGGGTAGACTGATAATGAGCATCAAAGATTTATTTGGTAAAACGTCAAATAAAGTCGTCGGCAAGGCAGAATTAGACAAGCTTGACGACGAGGTGGAATCCTACGACCTCATCACCGCGAACACAGATAAAAACAACAAGCTGATTCCACGGATTGATTATTCTGCGCCTGAGAATTTTGCCCGCTATGGTTCTGCTGAGAAATATTATGAAGATGCTATAAACCACATCTTAAAGTCCTATCCCTACGACGGCTCTGAGACTGAAAAGATGGAATGGCGCAACGAAGCGTCTGGGCTTGATGAATATATTCTTGATTATCATTTTCCCAGTGCCGTTGGGCATGTTAAATTAAATTCATCGGTGACAGCCGCCACAACATACTCAGACACGGGAAGTGGGGTTTGGTATCGTTATGCTGCCAATACTGGCCAGCACATCACTATTAAAGGTGGTCCTCACAAAGACCCAGATGTTCAGGAAGATGATGAGTATGAGTTGAGCAAGCAGTTCCCGCCTAAAGGTGGTCGAGCTAATATTTGGGACGATGAAATGTTCCGAGAATCAAATCTTGGCATCAACCCATCCTACGGAAACACGATTGAGTTTTGGGCTAAAAGAGACGCGCTCCTTGCGACTAATCAATCGGTGTGTTTGTTTGACTTGTGGAACGGCGCAGCACACACTGCCGCAAATTACACCCGATTTACAATCTCAGTACCCGGCGCACCGTCGTCTGCTGGCACGCACTTCCATGTTACATACAAATACGGTAATGCCGCAGAGGGCGTCGAAGAGGCTGGGCTAACGATTCCAACTGCAACCTTGGATACGATGGGTGCAACGAGTGGTGCAACGTGGATGCAGAACTGGCATCACTATGCCTTTGCCGTTTCCAATACAGATTCGGGAATTAAAATTGACCTCTTTATTGATGGTACATATTCTACAACTGTTACAGCAGGTAATAAGATTACCTCAACTATTTCACAAGAGGGGTTCGTAGCCAACATCAACGCTTTGAGAACGAAGCCTTTGAATAGCAGTCCTGCTGCTCTTACTGACGGCGATGGCGGTGCAAAAGGCTTGTATCTGGACGAGTTTAGATATTGGAAAAAGACTCGGAACGCAAAAGAGATTGGGCGCTATTGGTTCACTCCCTGCTTTGGTGGTACAAACACTGACAATACAAAGTACGACAAAGACGCTGGCATTAATGTTGACTTGGGGGTTTATTTTAAGTTTAACGAGGGGGTTTACGACGACACCACGCCGACTACAACAGATGCACAGTGCTTAGATTATTCTGGTCGGATTTCTAATGGAACAATCAGTAACTACTCTACTGCCGTCCGAGTAACAACATCAGCAATGGATGAGTCCACAAAGGTTATTGAGATGGGCGTCACTGAACCTAAAGACCCCACCATGTATGCGACTCATACTGAAATTGAAACCCTTAAAACAAATTTGATGTTGTCTGGTTCGATGTGGGATAACCAAAATAACGCATCCTTTTATCATACGATGCCGGGGTGGATTTTGGAAGAAGACAATGACAGCATGGTCATCAAAACTCTTGTTCAGACTTTGGCAAGTTATCTTGACACCATCCATAGTCAAATTGATATGCTTGGAGAGATTCGTGACTCAAAATATTTTGACCTTGGTGATTCACAGACAAAACCTGTCTTTTTTGCAAAACAGTTGCTCCGTTCGGTCGGCTTCGATGTGGTTGATATTTTTAGCGAGGCATCATCGCTTGAAGAAATTGTGTCACGCGGCGAACAAGATATGTTTGAGAATCGGATTCAAGATATTAAAAACGTAATCTATCAAAACATCTATAACAACATTTCATACATTTATAAGACAAAGGGAACAGAGAAATCATTCCGAAATTTAATCCGTTGTTTCGGGGTTGATGATGAGCTTGTCAAGCTTAATCTTTATGCTGACGGGGTAGACTATACTCTGGACGGCAGACGCACTAACTCATCGGTCAAGAAAAATTATATTGATTTTAATCATGTTGACCGTAAGGACGGTGTAGCATTTTCTAAAGATGTATATGCTTCAAGTTCAGATGAGCGCGGCTATGTGGCTGGCGTTACGACCGACCAAGCAAAATTGTTATCAACAACTATGACTGCCCAAGTTATTTTTCCGCTCCAGCTTGACACAGACCATCCATCATTTTATCATAAAGGGTTTAATACAATCTCTCTCTTTGGTTGCAAGGAGGCAAACCATGTTTGTGCTACTGCAACAATTACCACCACAGGCAACCCTTCAAATGATGAAACATTTGTCCTTACAGATGCTGCTGGGTTAGCTGTCACGTTTGTTTTCAAAACTGGTGTCGCCACCGCAGACGGCACCAAGGACGGGGATAACGTAATCATTGGAACCAGTGGCGCAGCAGGCTCCGCTGCGGCTGTGGGAGAGAGGATAATCGCTGCCATCAACGCATCTGACGTTGCGATGACCGCAACTGAAGTGTCTGGTGGGGTGGTGAGGCTTACGCAAGATGGCTTCGGTACTGCCGGACACACCGCTGTTGATATGTCTGGCGTCACAACTGTCACGGCAACTAACTTTACAGGTGCGTATGAGCTTTATGACCAAACAGGCACAAATCAAATTGGTCGGATGCAGATTCAAGCGATTATGGGCGCGAACGAATATAGTTCTTCGACGCGAGATGTTACTTCGGCAAGGTTCAAATTAATTTATACCGACGCGGACGGTGACCATGAAATAATTTCTGACGAGTACAAAGATGTGTGGGACAACTCAACTTGGAATTTCGCGGTCAGAATTGTTCCGACTGACGCCGCACTCGGTGATTATGTTACGGGCGCTACTGCATCAAAATATAGTATAGATTTCTATGGCGTCCAGTTGCAGCTTGGTGAAGTGCTAAATGAGTTCAAGCTGAACGCATTTTATAATGGAGCTACTGCGGTTGCGAAAGCTCGCGCAATGATTGCAACACCGAAGATATTCTACATTGGTCATTACCGTGATAATTTTGCTGTAAATGCGGGCACCCTATACTCAGACGTTAAGGTTACAGACTTGATGTATTGGTTCGACAAGTTAGAGTCTCAGGAAATTAAAATTCACTCAACCGATGTTACCAATACTGGACGGCTGTATCCTAATGACGATGCATACGCTTTCTTTTCAGAGTTGAGCGACGGGACAGTCTCTGATATTCGCGTACCAAGGAAGGATACTTTGGCGCTTCATTGGGACTTCTCTAACAATACCCAGTCCGACGCTTCTGGTTTGTTTACTATTGATGATGTTTCTGGCGGCGGCGCTTCATACATTACCGAAGCGCGTTATGGATGGTTCACTAATCTTATTGGCTATCGTCACACTGGCGTTGCATCGTTTGACGCTGCATCCTGTGCTAACGACACAAATGTCATTAACAGAGAGTATACATATTCAGCAATCCATCGTTTGCCAGAGGTGTTGAGCGGTGACGATATGGTTGAGATTCGCACTCAAGATGATGATACGTTTGGCAAGAACGCCAAGCCAATTAATCATTTCTGGGCGATTGAGAAGAGTATGTATCAGGTCATCTCGCAAGAGATGCTTACTCTCTTTGCAAGTGTTCTTGAGTTTAATGATTTGATAGGTCAGCCTGTCCATCGTTATCGCATGGAATACAAGACGTTACAAAAATTTAGAAGCCTGTTCTATGAGCGAGTGGAGAATGTTCCCTCGTTTGAGAAATTCGTAGCTTTCTATAAGTGGCTTGATTCGTCTGTCGGGCTGATGATGCAACAATTGATTCCTGCATCTGGAAACTTCTCTGAATCAATGCGTAATATGGTCGAGAATCACCTTCTTGAGCGCAGCAAGTATTGGACGAAGTTTCCTACTCTTGAAATGAAACAAGACCCGCCAGCAGCAACCTTGCGTGGTATTCGGGAGATGACATATGATTGGGAGCATGGACACGCCCCCATCACCAGTATGACAAAAGCTACTGGAACAATTACGACCACGGGCAATCCGAGCAACAATGAAACTTTTACCCTTACAGATGCCGCTGGGCTGGCTGTCACTTTTGTTTTTAAAACTGGCGTCACCACTGTAGATGGCACCAAGGATGGCGACAATGTTATCATTGGGGTTAGTGGTGCGTCTGGTCACGCCGCATCCGTGGGAGATAGAATTAGAGCAGCCATCAATGCATCTGACCTTGCCATGACTGCCACCGAAACTAGTGGCGGTGCTATGACCCTTACACAACATGGTCTTAGTGCTTCTGGTAACACTGCCATTGACATGTCTGGTGTTACGACTGTCACGGCAACTGACTTTACAGGCGGTATAGGCTCCGACTCCCCCGACCATTGTTTGTGGTGGAACGAGCGTGCAATTCGCACTGACCTTGGTTTCTTACCAGCAACAGCAGTTGATATCGAAAGAGAAACGATTCGCAAATCAAAAGTCCGTGATGTTCTTGGTCAAAACAAGATGGTCGAGGTTAGTACGGGCGGGTTTGTCGAACAAGGCGAGCCGACCCTTTATGATATCAAGACTGCCAAGCATTACGAGGGCAGCACCTATGCGACTCGCCGCTTGTCAAGACCCTACAAACTTAACTTGGACCAGTCACCGATAATCGCTGGTGGACCTAACTTTGCTAACGCAACACCAGCCAGTCCGAATGACATGATGCGCTCATCGACGCGCATGGGTCACAATATTCAAATCACTTCTCTGCAAGATGATGCCCCGATTTGTCAAGACGAATACACTATTCAAGACGGTCCCATAGGTGAGAAGCGGCGGGCACATATCGTGACTCTTGCTGATACCGTTTTAAGTACCACTACTCCGCTCAAGGGCTCTTTGATTACACACCCTCGATACGGAGCATACCCAAATGATGCAAGCCCTACTTGGCGAAACGTCCACCATGATTCTTATGGTCAGGACCACGAAGTTCCCATGCAGGGTGTGTTCGCATCCGAGTGGGTAGGTGGAAACCAGCATAGGCATATTGATTTAAATAAATTCCTTGATGGCGCACTCAATGCCGAGGCAACCCGTGCGGAACTTTATAAGGTCACGGGCGGTAACACAATCAAGCACCCACACGATGTTAACACCGACCATCCAGCAGCACGCTGGACACGCGACGGCACAGCGAAACGAGCATTCAATATTGCAAACATCAATACTGCTGTCAATGAAGACAACTATACGACTTACACCGGCACACCCAAGCTTGGAAACTATACGAGAGATTACGAAGTGGTTCAGACCTCTGGTCGCTCTCAGAATAACCGATGGCACGTCAGGAATCCCGAATACACACCAGACAGCATTGTGTCAACTTATATTACTGGATTGTATGACTTCTCTCTACCAGATAGGACGAAGAACAGTGCAGATGAATCTTTCGGAAGAACCGAGCATGTTTTTGTGGAAAGATTTTCCGCTCCCGGCGAACCGGCAACTCTTTCAAGAGGTGCGCTTGATATTCAAGCTGAGGAATTCTCTGCATACAACTCGTTGAATTACAGAAACCTTCGCGTTAGAAATCATCTTAATTTCTGGCACAAGGAACACACAGCGCAGTTTGGATATAGAGAAGATTATATTCATGGAACTGAGTCAGATGCAATCGGTGGCGTCTCTAATGACTTCGGCGGCAATACTGCCAATGTCGGCGCATGGCACAAGAACAATCGCAATCCTTTGACAAGAATGTATCTCCATTCCCCGACGCAGGTTGAAACCAGACGGCGCTATGACAACTTTTATATTAGCCACCAGATTCCACAGAGTGATTGGCAATACCATTGGATTACTTCGTCTGCTGTACATTTTAATATTTCTGGTCAACCTGCGCTACAGGAGTACGACGATGAAGAACGCGCTGCTTATACTCCCACAGTTTTTCCTTGGAATAATGACGGCGACGGCGATTCGACAGATAAATTAATTTTTCACCCAAGGTTGTCTGGATATATTACAGACTATCCTAATGCGACCATTGGAGTTAGCGGAAGCCTTGACTGGATTTTGACCGGTGCCGGTGCTGGTCAGGAAGTTTCGTCACCGGGGCTACTCACTTCTGGCTCCCTCGGCATCACATATAACAGCGGCGGCACCTCAACCACAGTCAATGTTGATGTTGACTTTGTTTATGGAAATTATATTGTTGTGGACCCAGTGGATTGGACCAACAATCTTATTGGAGCCTCATGCCCATCTTGTGAATTAAATCGACCACTCGCTGAATATGGAACGGGCACACAGAAGCCAGCGGCGGGCAATGCTACACTAAACGCCCTGCTGTTGAATCGCAATGGTCCATATCAGGGTGCAAGCTGGAAGATGCTTCAAAATGGATACAGTCCGATTGTCAGACAACAAAGGCAGCGAAATGTCATCACTATCCAAAACACCCCCGACAGCAACAAGCTGTATGAAAACAAGAAGGAAGCTATTAACGGTGCGATAAAGATTTATGTTAACTCGGTCCCATCAGCAGATTTCACAATTACAGCGGACCCCTTGATTGAAGAGACAGACACTGCTGCGGAATGGACGGTGACCGTGCCCGTTGCTCAGTTCTCGGGAGATGGTGCGGTGCAAGCGATAGCCAACTATATTGCAGGCAAGATTAATGAGCTTGATGAAGTCTATAATGTTCTGGGCAAAATTGATGGCACATCGAAGATTTCAGCGTCCTCCACCGAGGGGTCGAACATTGTTGTCATCGAAACAGTTGAAACCGGCGCTCTTGTCAACCTTAATTCAATTGTAGTAACTTTGCCCGCTGCCGATGTTGCGACCAGTAGCGGGAATCTGACAGATTCTTCTGCCCTTTACTTCACAGAAGCCGCGTCCATCAAGACGACGGCGAACGACCATTCACTCCCGATTGAGGCTTCCTCGACCGGCTTGGTGATAGCGGATGATAGCGGTAATAAAAAAATCACCGTTTATTTCCAAGGTGGTGCCGATGAGAAGGTGCGTTCTTGGAGATATAACGACAGACGCTCAGACAATCATACCAAATATATTGAACCGGCAGCAACTTGGAACATGCCAATGCAGCACATGCTTTCAGAGAAGACTGATAACATTGGTGTCACTGCCGTTCATAGCTATAGCAATAACTTAAAGACATTTGCGAACCCCAAGCTGTCCTACAAGACGGGGTTCGATATAAAAGATACATCTCAAAATTACGATGTTTTGTTTGATAAATATTCACCATTCAACGCCACCCAGCCTGAACTGGATTTCGTGGGGCTCTTCTACAAAGAATATATTTTTCCGAAGAATAGAAATGTTGGACTCCTTAAAACTAGGGCACGCGCCTCATGGGATGATGTTGCGGCAGAAGATATTTCTTCTATACCGACAGGTCAATTGAGAATTTTCTGGAAGAACAATGTTTTTGAAAGAATTAAAGGACCGATATCAACAACCGTTAACGCCATTGGCTACACTTCAGCTTACAAGCCAAGTTATTTGCTTGAAGAGGATGGAACCTCTTTGGATAGCTGGAACCAATCCCGCAGTATTTTTGCAATGGATAACTTTGTGTACGACAGAGAGGACGCGACCGGTGCGACTGCGGAGTGGACATGTAAAGGTGACCTTCAGTATGTTGGTTGGCCAACTTATATGTCGTGGATTATAAATCGAAGCTGTGAATTCACGCCACAAACCGATTATGTAAATTATGCCAATCTTGATGTTTCAAACCTTGAGGACAAGCTCGGTACGAATCTAATACAAGCTGCGCTGGGGAAGTTTGATTACTCGCTACAAAGCCACTTTGATGGTGGCATCGGCATGGGCTTTACAGGCAGCATAAGAGAATATCTACAGATACCCGATATGATGGCTACCGGTGGCGGCGGTCCTAAAGCAGAGGTACATTATAACAGGAACAGCAATTCGTCACAAAAGTATGCGGAAGTAATTGGCTTGACTTTTGATGGCTATAGGTCTGAAGTGGTTGGCGGCACGAAGGTTGGCTTCTATGGTGGCGAGCCTAAAATGGGCGCAGATGCTACGCTCGACGGAGGTGGTGGGTACGACGATATTGTGGTCAGCGACCACACTGTGAATATCGAAACGGCAACCCGCGCCGAAATATCCCCTAGATGCATTTCGCCGGAAGTGGTTGTGCAACTGTATTACAATCCTCATGGAGAAGAAAAGCGAGAAGGCGCTTGGCGCTACAAGACCAACGAGATGGCTGGTAAGAATCCTTGGTATGACAAATATATTGATTTCAGCTTGGAGACACGCTGCATGGCACAAAACTATGGTGTCGTTGCCGAGTTCCGTGTCTCGGAACATATGGACAAGTATTTAATGATTGATGGCGGCGATTTCCGCACCAAGAATTTTAACTTTCTTTCACTACACGGTGCCAGTTACAACACTGTTGCGCCACACTATGCTACGCACGAAACTGCGTGGAGTGGCAAGGTCACATATCCCAGTGAGAAGGTTTATTCGCCTGATGGCACATATGAGAATGTAGTTAGCGAGTTCCCCCACTCTGATGAGATGTATTCTGGCTGGCAAGACCTCAGTGTAGATTCTGATGACCCCACGACCGGATTTGAATATCTACAAAATAGAATTAAAACAATGAACAATGCGTTTTCAAATAGCGAAGGTCGCGGGACTTTTAATTCTCCAAGCGCATATACTGATTATGTGTTCCAGAATCCGATTTATGTTGGTGGTAACATGTCTATCGAAAACTGCAATGCAACGCTGATTCCAGTAATGGGAGAAGGCGGCTATGCTCAGATTCTTCCGTCCTCTCCTTGGGACGGTCGCGTATCGTGGGGTCAAGGCACAGCCGACGACGGAACGGGTCGTCACAGTTGGTTCGCTGCGGGAGAAGAGTTGTTGACGGAGGTCGAGGATGGCGCGACCACTTCCTATAAGGGTGGTGACTCCGACGCTGACGGCATTTTTGGTTATGATGACCCCGATTTGACCGCCACCACCAGCGGGACTGGCAACCCTGATTTGCCCCCTGTCTACAGAGAAGCAAACAGCTTCTCCGAGTGGAAATCAATAACACCATTTTCCAACGACAAGTCAACAGCCGACCCTGCTTTGGCGTGCATGAAGTTTAATATGAATGGTGCAACTGATGAGTATATGCATGGTCAAATAACCTTATGGGATAAATACACAACGACGAGCGCGAATGATACAAACATATATGGAGTTAGCCCTTTCGGGAAGATGACGGAAAAAAGACACTATGATACGCTCAGGGTGCCTTCTGATGCAGCTTCTGAAAGCGGCGCGACTTCCCAAGCCAGATTGGAGTTGTATGCTTCAGATGCCACCACCAATACCAAGGGCACGCCTATCACAATTTCCGTATGGGCTAAACCAGAGGTCACGGGGTGTTCTACTGACCAAGCCGTTTATGACAATGTTCCTGTTGGGCTTTATGTGTTCGGTTCATATATCAACGCACACTTCAACCAAGAAAGTCAAAGGGTTGACTTTGAGGTGAATCCGAAGAACCAAAAGTCACCCGGTAACTGGCGTAGAGATATTCACTCTGCCGAGGGCGCTTGGGGCGTGTACGCAAACTTCCCTGCTCCAGTAGAACTTAGAGACGATTATCCATTTGGCATGGGATTAACATTCTTCATGAATCAAGCTGGCGACGACCACCGTCGCGAAACCATGCTTGGCGTAAATGCAATAGACAAGCATCCAAGCTTTGACTGGGATGAAAAGAACATTTATCACTTCTTCAGGCGGGATACGCAAGGTGATAGCGACGATAACAACGACAAGTGGGTTCCAGCGACCTTACCAGAGGGTGAGTGGAATAATGTCGTTTTACAGATTCTTCCGGCGATTGGCAGCAAGCCACCTAAAATTAAAATGACTTTGACAAACTCCAAGACCCGACCAGATGGCGACGAAACGACCAACAAGCTTTACTCGGAAGTCCTTTATGGAATCCACCGCTCTGCGTTGACAAACACCACCTATAGAAAGACGGTTTACAGTGTTGTGCCCGTAGGCAAGACTGCTGCATGGGGTGAAGAATATGGTTGGGGTGGCAACGATTTCAGCGCAGACAATAACAACTTCATGTACAATTACGATTACAAGATTGGAAAGGCTGTGTTTGCTGATGTGACAGACAATCGTATATTGGCAACAAAGCGCAGGGAAGATGAGTATTGGTATTTTAATGGCGAGCTTATGGAATTTTCAATGTGGGCTGGTGTTCTTAGCAAAGCTGATATTAATTGGATTCGCCCGCAACCTAAAAACCTGCTTGAAGGGTACTTGAATGGTGAAGTCCTTGGTGGCTATACCAAGCTCAGTGTTGCCCAAGAAGAGTGGGGAAATAATGCCCCCACGGGAGTTCTTACTGTTTCAAACATGAGAGAGGGAACGGTGAAAACCGCCACCGGAGCTATCAGTTATTCGCAGACGCAAATTGGGTTGACTACTGAAGCATCGTGTTCGACATGCAAACTCGCTGTCTGGCACCGTCTTGGTGTTCATCCGACCATCAACATTGGCGAGATGTGTGAGGACTGGGATGATGAGTTTTTCAATTCGTATGTCCACACAGACACAATTCAATTTTATGATGCGATTGTGGAAGACCACGATGGGATTTCTCCCACCGCTCGCCGCAGGCTTCGCTTCAAGGTGAACGCACTCAAGAAGCTGATGCCGTACCGTGGATTCTACCCACAGGACAGAACGCTTCAGCTTGCAGAATTGTTTACTCAGAAAATGAAAGCCAGCATCACAGGTGCTGATACAACCATTCTTCTTGAGGAACAGGCAATGCAGGCAGCTATGCAACCATTCTTCGCGCCGGGTATTCTTTACAATTCCATTAAAGCAGGTATCGCAGTAGATTGGCCAGCATTTACAAACGCCACAGGGCTTGAGCCTGTTTATCCCAACTCACAATGTACTTTGCCATTTTACAACGAAGATATACACGGTTTATCATCAGAGGCGTGGCACGCCAAGATGCTGACGGATGCTCTCCTTGGCGACAGAGGACCAGAGGTTCAGCTTTCGTCTATTGTTCCAAATTGGTTCAGTCCGCGTGCCAACCCATACAGCCCCGACGAAGGTCTACTTGCAGAGTATGAAAAATTCACAAGTGATGCCGACGCCGCAGAAGCTGAGGAATATATTGTCCAACAGCAGGCAAATCAACTAAAGAAGCTATACAAAGCCCAGCCGAAGTTTTTTGCATGTTTGTCCGAAGGTGTCGAACAGGGCGAAGGCGGGGCTTGTGCTGATGCTGCCAACGGATACATTATTCGTGCAGAGCCAGATATTAGAATTCCGTTTGAGGGCTTGGTGTCTTTGGACTCTGTTCTGCCAAAGTCGAGCGATAATTTGGAGTCGCTGGGCTCCACTATTGACGAGGGTGATTTTAAATATGTTGACCTTGAGATTTCTGGATGGGACTGTGAAGGTGTCGAAATTACTTTTAAGCAACCAGAGGCGTTGTTTGCCGCGCAAAACGACGATAGCGAATACCCAGACGGCAATGATGAGTGGGCAGGCAACTACACTATTCGTTCACATTCAGTCACCATCGGAGATAGAGACAGGGAAATAGGCGGCTCGGACTGGGACGTTAATGTGGATTTCCAAAGACCACCAAAGGGTTTCGGGATGCCCAGCTTTAATCAAGATGGTTCATCGACTTTCGCAGGCGAGAGCGATGCTCAGTGGTCCATCCCCCCGTACTCCAATGCCGACCCAATCACTCTTGATGAGATGAATGAAGAGATAGCCGTGAAGCTGTGTTACCACATCAATCATGAACGTCCCGATATTCATTTTGTTGCCATCCCCGGTCAACTTATTTCATATAAATGGAGCGACCGCACGGACCACGACCGCAAATGGAATGGTGACGCCGTTGCTCGTATTTTCCCAGCGGTTTACCCAGAGATATTTGGTATTTCCAAAGATGACCTCGCGCCCACAACCACCGACGACACCCTTGACCCCTACAAGGACCACGGCGCAAGCTATGTGAATAATCTGTGGAACAAGCCCGAGTTGTTCAAGCCCGATACAATGGCACCACCCAGAGTTGGAAGGCAACACAGTGGGACGTGGCGAATTCGCCTTGTTTATGTTGGACCGCCAAAGATGAGGTTGGATTTGGCTCAAGTGGAATTAAGTCACACTGAGGTAGCATCGGACAGCAACAGCTTCGGGTTTGCTGCGAACTCCATCACTGAATTGGGAATGAAGCCTTGGGAGGGTGTCGCCTCTGAATCATCTTGTAGCGAGGACAGCTTCAGCACCGACGATTACAGCCCCTATGATACTGGGAATACAAATCACACCAGTATGGCAAAAGCTGGTGGTGGCGGGTTTATTAATTCAGCGATGCTTATTGAAAATGAGGAAGATATTTATTCTGAAGAGGGACCAGCAGGTTGCCCTCAGCACTGGATTCATCAGAGCCTTCATTCCGAAGCCGTCAAGCACATCCCCCTCAACTGGAAGGTGCTTCATTTGGTCAATCCTTTCCAAAATACGGACGACACGGGCAATTCACTATCCGATTATGAGTATCCCTACACTGGCGGGGCTGGGCAGGACGCACCATCTTATTGGATGCGTGCTGGAAGTGTCGAGCCTTGGTGCTTCTTTACTGGTGGTGCAGAGAAGGCTTCCGATATGGTCGATGGTGCCATCCTTGGCGATGTTTGCGCTGTGTCGATTACACGCCATCTTGGAACCTTGGCGCTGTGTGAGTGGATTGATGGTTGGGGTTGGAAGGGCTCTGCTAAATACAGCGTTGACACAGAGTTGGGAATTAGACAAGTCAGTGCAGACGGTGTAACCATGAAGGGTAACTACAATGACCAAAGGAGATACGATACTGTTAGTGGCGGCATTCAGTCGATATCCGGTGGATTCGCGTGGGATGGAGGGCTTCAATCCTTTCAAAATGATGCGTCTTACCTTTTTACGCAAGATGAGACTTTGGGCGTTGAGAGCACATTTTCAGAGAGAACGGGAAGCAACGTAGCGGTCATGGAAGAATCAGCAAAACCACAACAAGGACCATTCACATTGTACGGTGGATACACCGCAGAAGATATTAATCAAATCCGTGTGACACCAAAGCCTCACCAAATTTATCTAATGGTCCCAGAATATTATGTTGGTGCTGGTAATGAATCAGGCGGCGGCGACACGGGTAAGGCATATGCATCCAACTGGCGAAATTATTGTTATCCCTATTTTGAATATCAAGGGAACAACGGCGACCCTCGTTTTGAAATGGCTATGCACAACTTCTTGGCAGAGGTTCCAAATTTCTTCTTGAAGGATAGCAAGCTCGTCTCATTCGCATCAAAACCAGAATCGCAGTTTAAGGTGATGGAAGCTGGCAAGACCTATTACATGAATGTTTCCATGAATCAGTCAGAAAACTTTACCACACTTGCCAGCCCATATTCAGATTCTTACGCGCTCGGGCGACCAAACAAGATTGCGTTTGGCGAGACAGGTACGAGCGTGTTCACTATGGAGGGCAGATATTATGGTCCAGCCTTCCAGTGGAAAGGTTTGGACGACTATAGGATTAACGACGAAGCAGGCTTGAACAGTATAGAGGCTCAGATGCTTCGCGACCCAGCCCAAGCACCGTATGTTCCTCCCTATCTTTATGGTAAACAAACGGCAAGAATTTCTTTTACACCATCTATAACAAAGAAGTTTACGTTGGAGGAAATCTTCGCTGGTGCTAAAGTCACGAACATCTCCCCTGAAGCATGGCAGCGATTTGTCAAGTGTGCCCAAGAGGACAATGGCGATATCTGGTATAACAGTCGCGAAATTTCGAGTTCCCCGGCATGGAAGGCACGGACAACAATCTCGGCATCCATGAATCTCTTCGGAAAGACGAGTATCAAACAAATTGAATACCGTGCTCAACTTGCTAACTTGCGAGATGACCTTGACGAGTCATTACAAAAGTTTGTGCCACTGACAGCCACCGATTCACAGGGCAGCAGTGGCGATGTGTGGACCATCGGAACGAAATGGGAGTGCCCGATTTTGAATTTTTACACTGCACCGGCACTCTCTACGATGGCTGTGCCAGCATTGTCGGACTTTGAAGCGGGAGCCTTCGGGTTACCCAGTGGTCGAGCCCAGCTTGCCCTCACACCCGCATGGTCAGATTCGGATTTGCAGATAGCCCAGTCAGAGAATGGGTATGTGATTAAAGATACCACTACAGAAGGTGAGAACAGCGGCATGGGAATCTGGTCTTCATACGGTGTGATACCGGCAGAAGCACAAGGTGTGTTTGTGACAATTGAAGAATCGACAATCTCATCTGCAACAAAGTCTCACTCTCTCGCCCACGGTTCGCTTATTGATGTGTGCGGCTTCCAGCCCCAAAAACAGAAGGTTGGTGAAATCGCCCCATCAAAAGAAATCTCCGAAGCGGTGGTGATGATTCCGTTTGTTGACAAAGAATCAGACACTACAGCAGAAACCATTGTTGTGGACGGCAGACATTTCTTTAAAATTAATAAAGACCTTTTTAACATGCAGAAGAACAATATTGAAGCAGGCGACCCGGCAGTAAAACCGATGCAGTGGTTTGGAGTCACCTCAAATCAGGAAATTCAAGAGACTTCTATCAGTAAGATGATTAAGCTCATGAAGAAATATAACCTTCCACCCAAATTCGATTTCGTTCGATACCCAATGGAGGCATCAGAAGACCCGTTCGTCATGTACATCTTTGAATTCAATCATCGGTTCGATAAGCAAGACTTGGCAGACATTTGGCAAGGCTTGCCACCGAAGATTGCAGTGACCGCAGAACATGACTCATCGACGCTCATCCATGACTTGAGCCCCGTTGACTTTTTTGAAGAAAATAATTTGCCAAGGCATGTGCGATGGATGACATTCAAGGTCAAGAAGCGTGCGAAAGAGGATTATTTTGAGGCGACCGCTCGCGGTACAGACGATGGAAGATTTTCCTTTGATTTTGAAATGGGTAAAACGCCACCCAAATATAGTTACAATTGGCCATATGATTACTTCACCATGCTGGAGTTGATTCAGGTCGAGGCTGGGCTTGATATTTTTGAAAATCAATTGCTTCAAGTCCCACAGGTAACCTCATCACAAGATGAGATTTCTAGCTCAGAGGTTCGGAGACAGATTGGTGCAGTGAAGGAGAGTAGCGTACAGGACATGAGCCGAGCCCCGGCAACATTCACGTTCGGTACAGAAGAGGATAGATAATGTCATTTTTTGATAAGAAAGAAGAAGTAATGCACATCGAGTTGACCCAGTATGGGAAACATTTGCTTTCTAAGGGCGAATTTGCACCCGTGTATTATTCTTTCTTTGATGATGACATTACTTATGATTGGCAATACACTGGCGACTCCGCAGAGGAACAAAACTATGCTCAAGATAGGATTTTGACTGAGACTCCTTCGCCTAAACCACAATATGTTTTCTCTGGGAGAGAATCGAATGTCACTGAAATAAACGAGCTTATTCGCAACAACCGTACTGGGCTCCGCGACAAGAAGGCACAGCAGACACCAGAGAAGCACTATGCACTCTCTGCGCCGTTAGGCAAATCTACTGCGAGAACAACTTATGCCCCATCGTGGTCGGCTACGACTTTGCGCGGAAGCTTCTCAGGTGCCTTTCGTTACCAGCAGGGCGCACAGCCCACTTTAATGATTCCACAATTAAATGTTGCAAACGTGAAGTGTTGGACAGAAATAAAAACAGAGGCACCTCCAGACCCAGAAGGTAATGAAACGCCCGGTATACATCAGGCAGGCAGCTTTGGCTCCACTGGTACTTCTGGTGAGCTACAGATGGCAACTCAACAATATGAGGACGGTTCGTATATTCAAGTGACCTCCGACCATCTCTTGTTGGAGATTGACGAACAGAACACTGATTGCTTGAAAGAAAATTTTGATATTGAAGTCTTTCTCATCGAAGAAGTGGACATGACCGGTAAGGTTTCCACCCCCGGTCTGGCTGCTTCTGAGCAGAGCAAAATTGAAAAACTTATTCCACTAAAATTTGGAAGGCGATGGAGCAACATTGTCAACGGGGTGTTGGTTGATGACCCTGCTCCACCGCAGATATACAATTATGACCCAACTTTTGTTGAACACTATTTAGATATCCGTGTAGATAGAGAAATCAATCCTCAAGTCTTGTGTGATTCCGGTGTAGCTGCCGACCCCAACAAGTGTGGTGGTCTTGACAATGGCTTCTTAGACTGTGAAGAGCGCACAGGCACCAGCGGCTTGTATTCAAGCTCAACACGTTCTGGTGACACTTCAAACGGTCCATATGGAGATGATTGCTGATGGCTATTTCACAAGAAAGCTTGCTCGGGATGTTGATTCCAGATGTTTATATCGACGGAGTTACATTGGAGTCCTCTGGCACACCCGCTATTGAAGATAACCCCCACATCTTGCACGATAGGGAAGCCGCATCAGTCGTTGCGTACACTGAGGCTGCGGAGAACAGGACATTGCGTATTAGCGTTGACCTTTGCTTAAAAGAGCAGCTTGACAATACCTTAATCGGTTCTTGGTTTAGAGAGCAGGAGTTTCATAAATACTTGAAGCTGTGGGTTACCATGAGTACGCACAAGGGCGCAATTCAACTTTTCTCTCACAGTCAAAATATGATTAATTTTGCTTCGGAGGGCATCAACGCCGCAGGAAGTGCGGCAAACAATAACGGCGAGAGTACATGGAGCCAAGAAGAGCTTGAAATTCGTCGGAGCTATGTGAGCGACAGTGAGTGGGAAACGCTTCACAACACTGGTCACATACAAGGCGCAATAATGTCTGTGTCGGCAGATGTGATTGGCGACAACTCCGACCCAATTCAAGTTTCAAGCTCGGTCAATGAAAATGGAGTATCCATTCATGATTTTACTTATCGGGCTGTTTTTGAAGTGAACAATGTGGACCCCCAAGACCTTGGCATTTTTGCAGTGTCTTATCTTGACTTGGGTGCGTTGAAGGAAGACTATGATTTAGAGTACAACGAGGGAACGCTTGACAATCAGAATGGAAAAGTTGTTTCAGAGATAGTCATCAAGAGGGGTAGCGTTACTTCAACATCGAACGTCTGGCTGACTCCTTCTGGAGAGTATTGGACTGGTCCCATTCACCAGACCGGTGCCGCTTCGTGGGCAACAGGCAGCACATCGACGGCATCTTCGACTAAGCTGACCAAACGCACCATCCCGAATGATGTGGTGCAAGATTTTCGTGATGTAGCCGAGATTATGAAATATTCTTTGGATGCCGATATCGAAGATGCACTGAGCGCGGTACGAAAGAATAAATATTGTGGCAAAGATAGACCATTTGTTGACCACAAGTATTTGTATTTCTCTGACCTTTGGTTGTCGAGAGATACGGATGGAACAGCGCGTTTCATGTTTGCTTTTGACAAGAAATCATTTTTGCAGCGCAACTCAGTTTATGGTTGGATGCTTGAGCGCCTTAGTGAATCAACAAGAAATGTAATCCTCAATGCAGCAAGTGTCAGGAACATGACCATTTTAAGAAGAAGGGTCAAGGACGTTAAATCGCTTAACAAGCTGGGCTCTCCGTATACTGGAGAAATATTATTTGACAAAGATGAACCATATGTTAGTCTTGTTATGACAGCCAATGGCGATGGCAATTTTCTGAACGAACGCAACGGTGGTGCTGCGTCCATCAGGGAATCCAATTTATTAATTTCTTCAGGCAACGACGATGTTGGAATTCAATATTACACTGGGCAAGATAAAACCATGAAGCTCATGACAGATGGTCTTTACCAGTATGGAGTGCGGATTGACATGGAGGACGGGATTCAAGAGCACCTTCGGAAGAAGACCGCCGAATTGCTTCACATTAATGAAGATTTAAAATTATATCTTGATTACTCTATGCGCCTTGGTATGACGAAGTATTTGCAAGAGGTTGCTGACCCACACATCAAACACGACAATGAGCGTCTGGCATCATATCTGGAAACAGGCGGGCATTATGACCCCATCAAAAATAGATTTACGAACAGGTTCTCAGAATTCATGGAAGAGCAGCATCAGACTCCCACAGCCCCATTCTATCAGAAGTATCCTTGGGTCTATGCGCCCGCAAAATACACAGAAGCACTTGCTTTGATTTCTCAGGAAGCGGAAAGCGCATTGTTGACCGGTGAGAATAACATCGGAACGAAAATTTCAAAACTTATGGCTCCTACTTCTGGCACCCCACAAGGCATCATGGCTGTTATGAATTTGTTTGAAATTCTCATCTCAAAATATCAGATGTTGACTGGCGACGATTATCGCAATCGCGGACGAGCCAGTATGACTCCACACCCATCGAACCCTTCAGGTTCAAGTGTTACGAGTGGCGAGAATATACCGGGAGTTATTTTAAAATGTGAAAACTGGTTCTTCAATGATGTTTTCGATTCCAATGTAGGTAAGACAACCGGCTTTGATTATCTGACGAATATGAGCGCCCCATCCGACGGACTCGGCTTGGCGACCCAAATAATGGGTACAGCAGAATATGCAGATGTGGTGTTCGGCAACAATCAGCAGCGTGGTTTGAAATTGGTGGATGGCGGCTATTGGACCCAAAGGGTACAAGCAGAAACAGAGAAATATTTTGAAGACCCTACCGCTGGCACGGATTTGGTGTATGGAAATCTTACTATTAGTCGCGGAGACACTTTGGCAAGCGGGGCACACGGATTCCTCTCCCCTTCGGTTGTCGTCGCAGGCGACCACGCATACTCGACTCAGACGGATTCGGACCCAGACTATTACATAAATCTTGAGGCAGCACTATTGTCTTCTTCTAAAAATATGTTCCCCACGATTCCTAATATTTCGTCGGGCACAAATCAGTCAGATGAGCAGAAGGCATACCAGTCCAGCATGGGGCAGGTTTGGTCGGACTACAATTTAACTATCATGCCATCGACGCAGAAATTGCCAATTCCGTTCCACCAAGCGGCAACCCCTCCACCAGAGTTAACAGCCTGTGAAAGCCAGCAGCTTCAAGCAGTGGACCCGTATCCGGCATGGAACATGGACGAAAGTGGAAACATTGTTCCCATTGGTAACCATGTGACAGAAGAGCCTATCGGCTCTGCGAATTCGGATTTTTCAGATTTTTTTGCTAAAATATCTGATTCCATTGTTGTTGCGGATACTGCACCCGGCTCGATGGGTCAGGTTGGTGATGCCATTTCTCCAAGCGATGCGCTTACCATCACTAAGAAAGATAACATCTTTGACACAATGTTGACAGACCAAGCAGTCGCTTCTTCCATTTGCACCTCAAACGGAACTGAGGGTAGCACACTGGAGGTGGCATATTCTTCAATGCCGAATCAGATTAAGGGGATTGTTATTGGGAGCGTCAGCCCTGACAAGGTGGTGACGGTGCCGAGCCAAGATAGCTGGGTAGAAGAGCCAAAGTTTAATATCAACTATCAGTTTCTGGCGATGGTGGAACGCTTCGATGGCTTTGAGAATGTCATTCCGATGACACAAGATTATAAAGTTACGGTTGGTGCGCTTCCATCAATTAAAAGACCTCGGTGGGTTACTATGGATGAGGAATTTTTTACAAATGCACAGGGTGAGGAAATTTTGTGCAGGCTCAGTGAATATACTTGTGACCAACTTGGGATTAAAAGACCCGAGGGAATTGATGCGCCGATGTACGATGCATACTTTATTTTAACTCCATTTACGAGGTCGCCAGCAAATCCAGTAAATGATACTTGGATTATAATTGCCACTGATTTAGAAGCAAGGCATCAAAAGTCTAATGTCGGAGCGAGACAATATGGGTCCACGAATCCGATTCCCTTCTAATTATATGCACTGGAGCGCGAAAAAGTAATGGCAACCAAAGAAGAAATCGCAGTACATCTTAGCAATTTTCAAAATTTTAATGCTGCGGGCTACATTGACAGTCTTCAAAAAGCTGTAGAAGCGATAACCAATCAGGCGGTTGCCCCGGTCTATAGAACCCCGCAGCTTGGTAAAACTTCTGTGTTTATGGCTTCGCCTAAAGTTGTTGACCAAGCGTTTGGATATAAAAAATATTACGAAGCCAAAGCGGGGCGGTTCGCTGCTCATCCAAATATTTCTGACCGCTTGCGCGGTGGAGCAGGACTGTACTGGACTGACAAGATATCCCAATTAGGAACGGACGCACAAACCAAAAATCAATTGTGTTATATGAGGTCGGTCGATGCCACAGTGACAGAGACTTCCATTCCCCTGAAGATGCATTTCAATACTTTGGCTGCACCAGAAGAAGACGAGCTTGGTCGCACAATAGAGTGGATTCTGCTTGAGGGTAATTCTGGGTATGCACCCATTATCGACCCTGCGAGTCAAAATGACCTACCCGCCTCCGAGGTGAACACTTTTGATGCAACTCTTTTCAATGCTTATTTGGTGTCGTCATATGATGCCACAAGGCAAGATGGAACGCAGACCGATTACACCACTTCAATTACACAGCTTACCTCTAAGTCAGAAATTGATGAACAGTACGGCTCCGCGACATATTCTTATGCTGATGTGCATGGAGACTATAACTACCTTGACAGAAGGTACGAGAGCACCATTCACAATATTGCGGTTAAGCCCAATACGCTTCCCAACATGTATGTGTTTTTCGCCTATCAGGATTCGGAAGACCCGAATCCAGCCTTTAAGCAGCTTCTGTCCTTGAACAATCAAATAGATTTGACAAATCACGATGATATGTTCCACCTTCAGAGTTCAAACGCTCAGGTTAGGGCAACCCCATCCGAGAAATACTTTGCCGCATGGACACGAACGTATGCCAATGCGATTTCTAACGGCACAGTGTTCAATTTGAATCGTAGCTATCAGAACATTTTATTTTCAGCAGATGACATGGCGACCTTGGCACAATATGAGGCGCACAAAGAATTATTTCCCATGTGGATGCATATTGAATTTACAACAGACAAGATGACTGAGTTTGCAGAAACATTGAAGGACTCACAGCTAATGGGTCTGCTGCAAGCAAAGTTGCTGGATGCCATAAAGACCAACGCTCTGCCCATCGCGAAGACGTTTGAAGCCAGAACGGTTCCCATGAATGGGGTCACTGCTCAGAGTATAGCTTCGCCGGAAGCCAGCCCGATGATGAAGCAGGTTTACGCAAACAATAACCGTAGAATTTTTGACCTAACAACATGGATGGACACTATTGATAGTGATAGTCTTACCGACTCCACCAGTGTCGGACTGGACACTCTCTTTTCCACATTCTTGGGAACATATAAATTTTCCGATGTGGTTTCTAACCACCCCAAGTACAGATTTTATAAAAGCCTTCTGGCAATCATCTTGAAGGGCAAGGTGAAGAAATTATTGAAAAAACATATGCGAACCGTGCAAGAAGTTTTTGAGGGCAAGTCGGCATATCACGAAACGGTACTCTACAAGGTTTCAAAATATGCTGGACCAAATACGAATGGTGAGCCTATTCAAAGTTTTTATATTCCCAACTCAAATGACTTGGATGTGTTTACCTACATAGATACACAAGTCAAGTATGACACCCAGTATACCTACTCCATTACTGCTTATGAGCTTGTAGTTGGAAACAAATATCAATATCAGGAACTGGTGTCAAAGGTGCAGTATGGTAAGTGGGCGGCAGTGCAAGTCATCAATGAGCCATCACTGAGATTGGTCGAGGTTCCCATTTACGTTCACACAAATCGGGTTCTCGACAACCCCCCAATCCACCCAGAGGTAGAATTTGTTCCCTACAAGGGTATCAACAATAAAATTAAAATTTTGGTGAACAGCGGCGTCGGCAGATATGATATTCCTTTTGAAATCATCGAGTCGGAAGAGATGGAGCAAGTCAATAAGCACAAGAGAGCGCAGAACAAGCTGCACACTGACAACACCCTAATGTACGAGACTGATGATTACCCAGCGTTCTTTGAGGTTCGTAGAATGTTGAAGAAGCCCAAATCTTTTGGCGACTTCGCCGGGAAGAAAATCAAGCTCGCCAGCACCACTCTCAAAAATACAGAGATGATTTCCTCGGGCATGGGCATCGTGGATAAGATTAAGCCGAATACAAAATATTACTATTGTATTCGCGCTATAGATAATCACGGGCACATTTCATACCCATCGCCTATTTATGAAGTAGAGATGGTCGATGATGCTGGTTCGATTTATCCTATTGTCAGGATATGTGAATTCGCACCAGAATTTGAGAGCCAACCAGCGATAGGTGGCAGGAGATATATTCATATTCAACCGACGATGCCACAGCTTCTTGTCAATGAAGAAAATTCTGGTTTGATAGAAGTTGGAACGGTTGCGAATCTTGACAAACTCAACCTTAGTATTTCAGAGGAAACCGTATGGGGCAAGAAGTTTAAAATCAGATTGACTTCAAAATCAACTGGTCGCAAGATGGACTTCAATGTTTCATTTGAACACCAACATTTGAAACTGAAGAACAGAGATTAAAGTTTTTTGCCTTAGAGGAACTATTTATACAAAATGACTATTTATTTGCGGAGGGAAACAATAGATGGCTTTCTTAGATAACTCAGGCGACATTATTTTGGATGCCGTTCTGACTGACACCGGCAGGGCGCGGCTCGCCAAGGGTGACGGGACTTTTAAAATTACCAAGTTTGCTCTTGGTGACGACGAGATTGATTACAGTCTCTACAACAAATCGCACGCAAGCGGCTCTGCATATTACGACTTAGAGATTATGCAAACTCCACTTTTGGAGGCGTTTACAAACAACACTTCTTCAATGAAGCACAAGCTTATCTCACTACCGAGAACCAACTTGCTGTTCCTCCCAGAGATTCAATTGAATACAGTTTTTGATGCTAATGTGAGCATGGTAACGGGAGTATCTGAATTGAATGGCACATTTGCATGTGCTGTGGATAAGAAGACGGAGGACACACTCATCTCATCGACAGAGTTGGCAGATGGAAAAGGAATCTTGAAGGGTGAGAATCCTACTTCTGGGGCACGCATCCGCGTTGACCAAGGGTTGGACACCACGCAGATTCCACCGTCCATGCAGATTGACCCTGACTTGATTGAGACGAGTTACATTGTCCAGATTGACAATCGCTTCGGGCGCATCGTTTCAGCAACATCACAGACACCCGCAAACGTATCGTACATTGACGACGATAATATTGCGAGTTACTACTTTTCTTATGGCTCCGAAACGGAATATGTGTCGAACAATGATGAGACAGAGGTCAGTACCGCGCAGGTTATTGATGGTCCAAGAGGAACCTTCTTAGAATTCAAGGTTCAGTCATCGCTGGAGTTGAACACCAGCACGCACTTGTTCACGACTTTGGGCGGCGGCACTACCGTTCAGCCCGCGACTTCGCTTGACCCTGACCCAATCTATTATTACATTGATACACACATCAGAGTAACTGGTGCAACCACCGGTCGGTCAGTAGATATTCCGGTTCGCTTCATGAAGTGCAAAGAGAATTGTTCCAGCTAAATAAGGGGATTAAATAAACAATGGCAAGTACATATAAAACATTTTTGAATGATGACGTTGTAACAACGCGCACGCTTCTTCATGAGGCTATTCCAATCACGGGTTCGATTGTATACGGGACTTATGGTGATGGTCCTGTAGCAAATGAAAAGCATGTAAAGACTTTCGCACATGGAATGTTCCAATCAGTCTACGATTATCCTTATTTGAGTTCATCGGCAAACCATATTTTTGATATTGCTTATGGATACCACGCGGACGATGGTAATGCAACTCGGTCTGATGGCGTCGGGGAGACGCAACATGACTACTACTCCAAGAGAAAGAACATTTATAATCAGATGGCTCAAATTCTTGTTGGACACGACACTTCAGGAAACATCCAGAAGTTTGATGCTGACGGCGATATTATTGCTGGTGGTGACAAGTATACATCCTGCATTTTCCTCAACTTTGCTCGCCTTTTGAACAAGGATGAAATTAAGAAGGGTTCGTTTGAGATTGTTCTTGGTGTTCACAAAGACTATGAAGCTCAGACCAGCACCCACGGTGCAGGCACAACTCTTGCACAAGCAGCAGCTATGCACGCTGAGTATCTAACAATCAAGGACGAAGGCGCTGCAACAGATTATCGTGTTAACTCTCCCGCTGGCGAGTATGGTATTCTTAAAGTCACGACAGACACCACTTCTACCGACTCATCCACAGTTGCCGACCCCAAATGCGGGCTTATTTTTTACCAAGCCGGTATTGTTGTCTTGACCACTGATGTTTTTGTGAAGTACGCATCATCAACTGTGTGGGATGATGACCAACCCGGCACCCATGTTAAAACAACAGGAAAGATTAAAGGTGCTGATGGAAACACTTCCGTAGAAATCTGGCGACCCTCCGCAGGAAAGAGTTTCACAATCGACAGAGCAATCAACGAGAATAATGCTGATAAGCTGACCAACGACCAGTTGTTGACAAACATTAGAAAGAGAATTGCAAAAATCTGTTTCAACAACACAACAGAGTTGAACTCGACAATTTATTTCTGCCGAATCAACCACAACGATTTCAATTACAGTTCTAATCCGACATATCTCAGTTCAAGCCAGATTCGGGTTAAGAACACGCAATCAGATGCTCCGGTTTCTTACATTACGACAGTTGGGTTATATTCGTCTGACAATGAGATGCTTGCAGTTGCAAAACTTTCAGAACCCTTACGCAAAGACCCAACCAACGATGTTACGCTGCGAGTGAGGCTGGACTATTAAAAGGGGGATACATTCATGCCCTTATACAAGTTCAGCACGAATGACGTATTTAGAAACAGAGTAAAGACGCATCCGAGAACGTCATTCGTTATCAACAACGGCACCATTGTTTATAACAGTGAGATACCAGCGACGGGTCGTATTGATACTACCAAGGCGCGTAAGCTGAAGCATACGCCATCTGGATATCTCAGCCTTTATGAGATTAATGTAGATAAGTTTGAGTCGGCTCACACTTACGATGCATCAACGGAATCCGGCGTCACTGCTATGGCTTACCCGTTCATCACGAAGGCTGGCTCCCTGACGGCGTTCAAGACCGTCTCAGCATCCTCGTTCCAGTCTTTCTCATATGGCGATATCATGTCCAGCAGCTACCCGCTGTCGGCTTCTGTAGCCGTGGAACACCACCGGGCGGTGGGCGCTGTACCAACAGGCTGTACGCAGTTGAGGCGGCATGTAAACTCTCTCAGGAACACCTTTGAACATTATTCTTATATGTCTCCACACTATGCATGGGAAGCATCAAGTCCTGCGCTTGGCACTTGGTCAAAGAACACACAAGAAATGTCATTGGTGAGCGTACCGTCAATCTTTTATGGTTCTTCAATTAAGAAGGGAACAGTTAAATTAAAATTCTATGTTACCGGTTCTCTGGTTGGACAGCTTGAAGATTCATATAGGAATGGTGAGTTGGTACAAGTCCTTCCTGCTGATGCAAACAAGGGCAAGGTTGCAGGCGTTGTGCTGTATAACGAGGGCATTATGGCTTTGACTGGTAGCTGGGACTTACACTCATCCTATAAAGATTATTTTTTGTCCTGCCCCGACTGTAAGACAGCACATCCTGACGGCTCCGATGGTGACTCGCTCCCAGACCCCGTTGCTCCGACTTGGACCCTGTGGGGTACACAAGGGAATCCAGACGATGATACCTGCAACGAGTTGTTGGATTCGGGAGGCTCCCATTTTCCAATTGACAAGGACTCAGGACCGTACAGTGTTACGTTGTGTCCGTCCGCATCATGGGGGATTGAGTTCAATGGCACTAACTATGTTTCGGTGCTTACGATGCTCGCACATGCTCCCCGTGGCGACCTTAATCACTCTAACAATCCGACCTTCATCCAGAAGGGGCAAGATGAGCAGCCGCTGTTGGACGGAAAACAATTTGTTGAAAAAGATGAAAAAGCACTTACCAATATTGTAAAATCAGTGTATACTAACTATAGTGAAAGTTTTGAGAAGACCACCTACATTTCCAAGGTGGGTATCTATGACGAGGATAGGAATTTGATTGCAATTGCAAAGGTTGCAACCCCGGTGAAGAAGACTATTGACCGGGAATACACGTTTAAAATTAAAATGGATTTTTAATGCTGCTTGGGTTAGATATATCCACATCCATCACAGGTGCTACGGTGTTGGATGAGGAAGATAACATTGTCTTTTGTGAATCGTGGGATACCAGAAATAAGAATCATTTCCCCACCTTGTATCACAAGGCAGATTTTGTAAAAAATAAATTAAAAGAGCTTGACAAGCGGTTCGACATAGGTTATATTTATATTGAACAATCTTTGCAGAGCTTCAGGAGCGGATTTTCATCCGCGAAGACGCTCTCAACCTTGTCGAGATTCAACGGAGTGGTTTCATGGCAGTGCTGGAATATATTTGGGGTCGAGCCACAGATGATTTCGGCATCTTCAGCCAGAAAGACAGTTGGTGTCCCGATAAAGCGTGGCGATAACGCCAAAGAAAAAGTTTTACAATTTTTACTTGACAACGAGCCAGATTTTGTTATAATGTATACAAAGTATGGAAACCCAAAGCCCGAATCGTATGACCGGGCAGACAGTATTGTAATCGCACGGGCAGGGCATAGGTGTATAAAGAAAAACTCACCATCTTGAAAGACATTCTTGGGGAGAGCTACCGTTCCGGTGGCGAGCAGTTGTTTTTCTGCCCCAAGTGCAATCATCACAAGAAGAAAATGTCGGTGAACATCGACAAGGATAAATTCAAATGCTGGGTCTGTGATTATCATGGCTCGTCAGTGCGTCGGCTTGTTCGTCGATACGGCAACTATTCCCACCAGAAGAAGTGGGCACATTTTGAACCGGATATTGAAATCAGCCGATTTGAAGAAGTGTTCTTCGGCGGGGAAGACGAAGAAGAAGTGATTACCCTTTCATTGCCATCTGAGTTTAAATCGCTCGCAACAGTCGCAACATCCCTTGCTGCGAAACCTGCACGCAGGTATTTGATGGAGCGCGGCATCACCCGAGAAGATATATTGCGTTGGAAGATTGGCTACTGTCCGTCAGGCGAATATGCAGGGCGCATCGTCATCCCTTCTTTCAACTGTGATGGGAAGGTGAGCTATTTTGTTGGGCGCACATATGATGGCAACTGGAAGAAGTATATGAACCCCTCTGTCAAGAGGAATATTGTTTTTAATGAGTTGTACGTCGATTGGCAGAGTGACCTTTCGATTGTTGAGGGCGTCTTCGATGCCATCGTTGCTGGTAATGCTGTGCCCATTTTGGGTTCGTCACTCAGAGAGGATTCAAGGCTTATTAAAAATGTAGTGGAAAATGATACGCCGGTCTACATCGCGCTAGACCCTGATGCCGAGAAGAAGGCACTAAAATTGATAAAAAAGTTGTTGACATTTGATATCGAATTGTATAAAGTAGATATTAATCCATACACGGACGTTGGAGAAATGTCGAAAGAGGAATACCAGAAGCGAAAGGATTCCGCTGCTTTGATGACGAATGATTCGTTCCTCGTCAAAGCAATCGCATCTATATAAGGGAGACACATGAAGTTCGCACACATCGCGGATACTCATATCCGAAATTTGAAGTTTCACTATGAGTACCGAAAGGTCTTTGAGAGGTTGTATGAAATTCTCAAGGAACAGGAAGTAGATTACATTGTTCATTGTGGTGACATTGCACACACCAAGACACAGATTTCGCCCGAGTTTGTACAAATGGCGGCAGATTTCTTTACCAACTTGGCAGCGATTGCGCCGACGTATATTATTCTTGGTAACCACGACGGCAATCTGAAAAACAGCAGTCGCCAAGACGCGCTAACGCCAATCATTGATGCGTTGAGCTTGCCAAATTTGCACTTGTTAAAGGGCGCTGGCGAAACCAACATTGACGACAAGCATTGCCTGAACGTCTTGAGTGTTTTTGACGAGGACAACTGGGTTAGCCCCAGCGATGATAGCAAGATTAATATTGCCTTGTATCATGGTTCTGTGTCCGGTGTTGTTACTGACTCTGGCTGGGTTATGGAGCATGGTGAACACCCCATCGAGGTTTTTGATGGTCATGACTTTGCCTTCCTTGGTGACATTCATAAGACCAATCAGATTTTGGATACAGAGGGGCGCGTCCGATATTGTGGTTCCACAGTCCAGCAGAATCACGGTGAGTCAAACGACAAGGGCTTTCTGATTTGGGATATTCAGAGCAAGGATGACTTTTCCGTTGAACATTATGTGCTGGAAAATCCCAAGCCCTTTGTGACCATCAATCTTACACCCAAGGGGCGAATCCCGAGAGGCACTGACATTCAGCCGGGGGCACGCTTGCGCTTGGTTGCAAACTATGGTATCCCTCTCGACCGCCTGAAGCGGGCTGTAGACGTTGCGAAGAAGCGATTCAAGCCTGAGTCCATTACGTTCCTTAACAGGGCAGCAGGCGACCGTGGAAGCGTTGATGTAGACGGAGACTTCCAAAAGGAAAACTTGCGAGACGTTGCAGTTCAAGAGGGGCTGATTAAAGAATATTTGAGTGATTATGAAATCGAGGATTCGGTTCTTGAGCAGGTTTATAAAATCAACCGTAGGTACAACTCTATTGTCGAGGCGCAAGAAGAAGTCCAGAGAAATGTAAACTGGACCTTGAAGACTCTGGAGTTTGATAACCTTTTCAACTACGGGGAAGGCAACAAGGTCGAGTTTGAACATTTGGATGGCATCGTTGGTATTTTTGGAAAGAATTTCTCTGGGAAGTCGAGCATTATCGACAGCCTGTTGTGGACGCTTTTCAACTCTACTTCCAAGCGAAATCGAAAGAGCCTCGATATCATCAATCAAAACCGGGAATATGGTCGCGGACGTGCTGTTATCGAAATTGCGGGTAAGCAGTTTATTGTTGAACGGCGAGCCGAGAAGTATATTAAAAAGTTGCGCGGAGAAGAATCGGTAGAAGCCAAGACCACGCTTGATTTTTGGGTTGAGGATATGGTGACCGGCGAGAAGCTGTCCCTGAATGGGGAGACGCGAAACAACACGGACAAGAATATTAGAAAGTATTTTGGGACGCTGGAAGATTTCTTGTTGACCTCCATGTCGTCACAGCTTGATGCGCTTGCGTTCATCGGTGAAGGTTCGACAAAGCGAAAAGAAATTCTTGCTAAGTTTTTGGATTTGGAATTCTTTGAACAGAAGTATAAGTTGTGCAAAGATTCAGCAGCGGATATGAAGGGGGCTATCAAGCGTCTTGAAGAAATTGACTTTGAAGAAGAAGTCGCTGACCTTAGCGGCAAACTGGAGGTGACCCTTGCCGAGACTGCCACGCAGCAGCAGCGTTGTGAGGTCTTAAAGGCTGAGGTCGAAACCATCACAGAGCAACATCGAACACTTGTATCTACAATCGAAGCGACCCCGACAAGGATTATCAATATTGAAGAAATCACTGCTCGCTTGTCCGAGGTAAACAAGGAGGTTGATGAGAACGTGGAGCGGAATTATGTCTTGGGAAAGAACCTCAAGACGAACATCGAAACTCTTTCTAAGATTGATAACTTTGAGAAGCAATTTGACGTTGGTTCGTATCAAGATAAGCTGAAGAAAATAGAAGAATGTCAAGGCGATTTGGATGACTTGAGTCGCCTCATTACAAGAGCAGAAACGAAGAAGAAGGTTGAAGAAAAAAAGGTTGAATTGCTCAATCAGGTGCCATGCGGGGAAGAATTTAGCCACTGCAAGTTTATTCGCGATGCCTACGCTGCACTTGAGAGTCTTGGCATCACCAAAGAAGAGATAACAAACCTATCTGGCAAGAAGAACGAAGCTGCAAAGGAGTTGAGTGGGCTGGAGCCAGAGGTTGTCGAGAGTCACTTAGAGAAATATCAACAAGTTTTGGAACGAAGGTCTGCATTGATTTCCGAAAATGCCAAATTTGAGGTTGAAAATGCTAAGAATAAGACGAAAATTGTCAAGCTGAAGGCTGAAGCGGCAACATTGGAGAAGGATATTGCCTTGTATGAGGAAAATAGAGAGGCAATAGAGAGCTTGGAGACATTAATTGCCCAGAAAGCTGAAATGGAAGTGAATATTGGAGCTAAAAAGGGAGAAATTGAGGAATGTCAGTCTAAGGTTCACGAAATGTATCGCTCCCACGGCTTTTTACAACAGAAGCTGGAGAATCTAACAGCACAGCAGCAAGAATTGTCTGATTTGCGAGAACAATACTCTGCAAGCGACCTTTTTATGAGTTGTATGCACAGTAATGGTATTTCTCTGGACGTTATCAAGCGCGAGCTTCCCAGAATCAATGAAGAAATTGCCAAAGTGCTTGCAAATGTTGTGGACTTTGAAGTTTTTATGGAAAATGATGAAAAAAGACTTGACATTTTGATTAAACATCCTAAGTTTGACCCGCGCCCGTTGGAAATGGGTTCGGGTGCGGAAAAAACGATAGCTGCGATGGCGATTCGCCTTGCTTTGCTCAATGTTTCTTCGATGCCGAAGGGTGACGTGTTCATTCTGGATGAACCGGGCACGGCATTGGACGAAGAGAACATGGAGGGGTTCGTTCGCATCCTCGACGTTGTGAGGACGTATTATAAAACCGTGCTACTTATTTCACATTTGGACAGCTTGAAGGACAGTGTAGATACGCAGATTTCGATTGACAAGAAATCGAAAATGGCATATGTGAATCAGTAACTTTACCATTTCCTCCCTATTTATAGTAACACATCAGGGAGGTGTTGAATGATGGATAGAGTTAAGGCATTAGCCGATAAACATGTAGAGAGGTTCATTTCAAGAAAGTTTTTAGCATGGCTTACAGCCACTGGGCTCTGTGGTTATGGGCTGGTTAGTAGCAGCGATTGGGTTGCTGTGACATTGGCATACATTGGCACACAAGCATTAGTTGATATGGCTACTGCGTGGAAACACGGACCAAGGGGATAGTTTTGTTAACTTGGCTGGCAGTAAAAGAATTCTGTAAGAAGGCTTGGAAATTCGTCGTTGACCAGTGGCTATTTTTCTTAGCTGCGGTCATCGGCGTTTTCGGCTTTATTGCAGGCTCACGCGGTAACAAAGCCAAAGAGGTTTTGGATATTCGCCGTCAGGCAGAAGAAGAAGAGCGCACTTCTCGACAGAGCGCCCAAGAGCGCACCGAGGAAGTTATGAGAATTCTCAACGAGAAAATGGATAGTCTTAGTGAAGAACAGAAAGCAGCGGTTGGCGAGATTATCAGAGAACACGGTGAAGACTTTGAAAGAGAAATACTTGAGAACCGCGACAAGCCTCTTGACCATGTGGTCGGTGAGTTGGCTGCGAAGTATGGCTTGACCAAAGTAGATTAGGAGTATATATGAAGAAAATTATTGCTATGATGACAGCAGCGTCTCTTTTGTTTTCAACAGTTGCCGTAGCAGACGACCCTGAAGTGACTTTACCCGAAGCACCAGCCGGGTTGAGCTTGAATTTGGATTTGAGGGTGACAGATTTAGCTGAGGGCGCACCGGCACCCTTCGCTGGTATCTTGTTGACTGGCGATGCGATGACCAAGATTCAGTATGACCATGCATTGAGTTTGTCGATTGCTGAAAGTAATTTTAATTTTTCTTTGCAGCGGGTTCAGTTGCAGTTGGACGCAGAACAGGCACTGCGTTTATCAGAGCGAACAATGCATGAAGAAATCTTTGAGTCTCAATTGAGAAGGATTGAGTCACTGGAAGAAATTGCAATTAATAAACGACCCGATTGGGTTCTACCGGTTGCGATTTTAACTTCATTTGTTGTGGGCGCGGGCGTCACAGTTGGGATTACATATGCGGTGAACCAATGAGCGAAAAAAAGAATTGGGACCGCATCGCAAAGATAGAAAAAGCTGTAAAGGAGCAGTATGGCGAAGAAGCCATCAAGAACCCTAAAGCTGATTGGACAGATGAATCGGAGGCTGAATATCTTGACCAACTAAAGGGGATGGCTGAGAAAGAGAGGTTGTGGCGCTCCAAGACGGAAAAGGTCGAGGTCGATGATGGCGTTTTTGTTTCCAAGAAACTACTTAACACTGAAGACCGCGCTACTAAAGTTTGCCCAGTGTGCAAAAACTATTCTTTCAATCCGAAAGACGACTTGTACATGACCAAATTTCAGTGTTGCTGGTCTTGCTACATAGACTATGTTCAAGACAGAGAGGAAAGATGGAATGACGGCTGGCGACCCTAAATATAACATCACCCAAGAGCAATATGAGCGGGTGGTAAAAGAAGAATTTGTTTCGATGCTCCAAGAGGAATATGGAGACAGCGTTCTGGAAGAAGGATTCTGGGACAAACTAAAAGGCGGTGGAAAGAAAATCGTCAAATCATATGTGAATGTCTTTAAGGCTTATGCAGAGGTAATCGAAGACTTGCTTGGACCCGATAAAGAAGGGGTTCTGGGCGATGAAGTACCAGAGCCTGAAGAGCTTGCTCAGGACGTGGCTTCCGATGGCGGTGAAGCTGCTGGCGAGGCTATGGATGACATGGAAGCTAACCTTGACGCACTCAAGGATAAAGCAGCCGATGACCCTGAAGCTGCCAAGAAGGTTGATGCTCTGATTGCACAGGTTCGTCAGCAGGGCGATGCAATGGAGAAGGCTGGTGGCGAAGGCGGCGGTGGACCGGAAGGCGAAGGCGGTGGAGAGCCGACAGACGATACTCCTGCTCTTTTGGACTTGCTTGATTCCGTCGCTGATGAATGGGACCAGATTCAAGGTCAGACTAAGGATGGTAGCTTGAAGAAGGCAATGGATTATATTGAGAAGATTGCTCTTGCTGAGATTAGAAGACAGCGCGGGCGCAGGAAATTAAAAGCACTCAGGGAGAGAAGAAAAAATGGCTGAAATGAGCGTATTAGATATTGTTAGAGGCATTTCACAAGCAGTTGCGAACACGCATGATGGTGCCCTCGATGAAGAAGGAAACCCAGTCAAGATTGGGCTCCGCAGAGAAGAAGAAGTAGGCATCCGCGACCCCCGTGTCATGGATGGCTTTCGTGTTTCTATGGTCGGCAATCAATTGCAAGTCAAATATCATGGCGAAGTGACAATGGAAGAAGCCCACGATAAAAACTTTGAGTCAGACCTTTACGGTCGCCTTGAGAACATCACATCGTTTATCAAGAAAGAATATCGCAAAGTAACCAAGTCATCTCTCAACTTGAAAAAGTCTGGAGACATGGATGCATATGTTCAGTCGGTTGGTGCCCACCGCAACTGGGTCCAAGCCACTTGTATTTATGAGATTGGCACCTTGGGCGAAGATGTTGAACCAGCCCTTCAGGGCAGCAGCGAAGATAGGCTCGATAAGTCTATCAGAAGCTGGCTCGACCAAGGTAGAAAGGGTAAGGCGAAGAACGACAAGCGCCCTGCCGAGAAGGAGGACAAGTGATGAAAGTAACTAAAACAAGATTAAAGCAGATTATTGCAGAAGAAATGGACAATCTTAGGCGCAACCCCAATGGTGGCACCTCTTTGTCTGAAGCACCAGACCGACTTATCATGCAGTACCAGAACGATGCTAAGGGCGCGGCAATGGGATTGTTGAAGGCTGGAGAGGATATGGCAGGAGCAGGCTCGACTGATTCTGCTTCCGAGTATGCATCTTATGTCATCAAGCAGGCAAACATTATTGTTGACGCAATGGTTGCGCTTGAGAAGCACAACCAAGGTGGCGATGACCTCGCTGAAGGAGATGACCACTCCAGAACAATCACTCAGATTGAAAAGATTGGTGATGAAATTGTTCAGATGGCTGGGCTGACGGAAGACCCAGCAATCCTTGACCGGCTTGAGTATCTTGACGAAATGATTACTGATTTGGTCGCACAGATGCAGGGTGTTGAGCCTGCACCGCTTCCCCATATGGCAGCGGACGGCGCAAAGTCGGTGCCACAGTAGGAGTATAAGAGATGGCAACGAAGGTTAAAGTTGGAAAGCTGCAAGTTAGTGTAACTGAGGCTGTGAAGGTCAACGGGGTTGAACATGTTTATAATAATGTGTACTCGGTGGCTGGCATCAACACAACCGCTCAGAGAATTATTCGTGTCCCAACTTCAGCCCAAACCAATTTAATTTCTTTTGATAACAGCGGCTCCACAGGTTCTGCCGGAACATATGTTGCTGGAGATGTTAAATATATTCGCATCACAAACCTTGATGATACCAACTATGTGACACTTCAGCTTATTGATGCCAGCGCGGATACTGCATATTTTAAATTGGCTGCTGGGCAGACGATGGTGTTTTATGATAACAAGCTTGAGGTAAAGACAGACGGTTCAGCTTTTGCAGCATTTGCATCGCTGGACAATATCGCTGCTCAAGCTAACACTGCATCAGTTGATGTAGAATATTTTGTTGCGTCGAAGCAATCGTAGGAGTTTACAAATGAAAATCACTAAAGAACAAATCGAACAGATTATCAGAGAAGAATATAAGGCTGTGAAAGAAAACATCACCGCTGGTCAAGGGAAGAAGCAAATAGAAGCTGCAAAGCAGCTTGGGTATACGCTGGCTGGACAACCCCCAACGGCAGCGGCTGTGCGGGATGCTCTCAAGAGTAGATTCCCCGAAGCTGCGGAAGCGTTGTACAAAGCTTATGAAGAAGCACAGATGGATGCTGATATGATGTACAGCGGCGACTTTGACGATGATGACCTATATGAAAAAAAGAAGAAGTAGAGAAATGAATGTCTTACCCACTAACGAAACAACAGATGCTGAAAGAGATTGTCCAGTGCGGCAAAGACCCGACCTATTTTTTAAACAATTACGCTAAAATTTCACACCCGATGCACGGGCTGATTCCATTTCGGACTTATGACTTTCAGCAACAACTGCTTAGTGACTTCAATGACCATCGCTTCAATGTAATCTTAAAGGCTCGCCAGCTTGGTATCTCTACCATCACTGCGGGCTATGTTGTTTGGATGATGCTGTTCCACCGAGATAAGAACGTGTTGGTCATGGCGACGAAGTTCGGTACAGCAGCCAACCTCGTTAAGAAAGTTAAAAACATTATGCGGCATTTGCCAGACTGGATTAGAATTGCAAGCATTAATGTTGATAACCGCACATCGTTTGAGTTGACCAACGGCTCACAGATTAAGGCATCTTCTACTAGTGCCGATGCTGGTCGTTCAGAGGCGTTGTCGCTTCTTGTAATTGACGAGGCAGCACACGTCGATGGGCTTGAAGAACTGTGGACAGGTCTGTACCCAACGCTGTCAACTGGTGGTCGGTGTATCGCCCTTTCCACCCCTAATGGTGTTGGTAACTGGTTCCACCAAGCCTATGTCGGCGCAGAGGAACAGTCAAATGATTTCTATCCGACAAAGCTCCCTTGGGATGTGCATCCTGATAGAGACTTGGCATGGTTTGAAAATGAAACCAAGAATATGTCCCGCAGGCAGGTTGCTCAAGAGTTAGAATGTAACTTCAACATGTCTGGTGAGACGGTCATTCATCCAGATGATATTGTGAAGATGGAGGGCATCGTTCAAACACCGCGCCATCGTGCGGGCTTTGATAGGAACCTGTGGCTGTGGGATGAATACGACCCAGAACATTCATATTTATTGGTGGCTGACGTAGCGAGAGGTGATGGTCGTGATTATTCTGCATTTCACGTTATTGATATTACAGATATGACACAGGTTGCCGAATATCAGGGCAAGGTCGAGTTGGATATGTATGCCATGTTTCTTTCCGATACGGGCAAGCAGTTTGGGAACGCTATGATAGTGGTTGAGAACAACAATGTTGGATATGCCGTGTTGACCAAGCTGGAGGATATGCAGTATACGAATTTATATTATTCCACCAAGGGAAGCCATGAGTATGTGGAGTCATATGCTGCCAGAAGTCAGTCAAATGCCGTGCCGGGTTTCACCACCTCGATGAAGACCAGACCGCTTATTATCGCAAAGCTGGAAGAGTTTGTGCGGAACGACCTAATTACTGTCAAGTCCTCAAGACTATATAATGAATTAAAAACCTTTGTGTGGAACAACGGGAAGCCCGAAGCGATGAAGGGATATAACGATGACCTTGTTATGTCGATGGCAATCGGATGTTGGGTGAGAGATACGGCGTTGGTTTCCAATCAGAGGGATACAGAGTACAGAAAGGCTTTTATGAACGCTATGACAAAGACGAATTCAACACTTAACACAAAGATATCAGGTATGATAGGATATAGTGGCACGAAGTATGAAGCGGAAGCAAAGCAGACTGAAGAATTAATGAAAGAATTTCCGAGCTTATTTAAGGGGTAGATAATAAATGGCTGACGACAACATCAACAATAATCAGAACATCAAGAATGAACAATCGGCACTTTTCAAGAGGCTTACAAGGTTGTTCTCTGGTCCTATTGTAAATCGTAGACAACAGAACCGAAGAAAATTTAGAAGAAAGGCGCTCGACAATTACGCGACCCGATTTGTGTCTGCTTCTGGTAAACAATTCCAGAAAACGCACTATAATCCGTTTGAGCAGATTACTTCCGAGGCGATGAACAACCGGCTCAGGAATGAGCGGTATGTTGACTTTGACCAGATGGAATACGAGCCCATTATTGCATCAGCATTGGATATTTACGCCGATGAGATGACGTATCATAATGAGTTGAAGCCCATCATTAATATTGAGTGTGTTAATGAAGAAATTAAGGGTACGCTTCTCACGCTTTATAAAAATGTTTTGAACATCGACTTCAACTTGTATGGCTGGTGTCGTACAATGTGCAAGTATGGTGATTATTTTCTGTATGTCGATATTGATGAAACTACAGGCGTCAAATCATTCGTACCCATGCCAGTTGCAGAGGTTGAGCGGCTTGAGGGCGAAGACCCGACCAATCCAAACTATGTCCAGTTTCAGTGGAACTCTGCTGGTCTGACTTTTGAAAATTGGCAGGTTGCCCATTTCCGTATTTTGGGGAACGACCGGTACGCACCCTATGGTACATCTATTTTGGAGCCAGCCCGTCGCATCTGGCGTCAGTTGCACCTCCTTGAAGATGCGATGATGAGCTATCGTATTACACGCTCTCCAGAGCGCCGTGCGTTCTATATTGATATCGGAAACATCGCACCACAAGATGTTGAGCAGTACATGCAGAAGGTTATGACTCAGATGAAGCGTTCACAGGTTGTGGATAGCTCAACCGGGCGAGTAGACCTTCGATACAACCCAATGAGCATTGACGAGGATTACTTTATTCCCGTTCGTGGTGGAGAGTCATCCAGAATTGAATCTCTGCCCGGTGGAAGCTACACTGGAGATATTGACGATGTTAAATATCTGCGAGATAAGCTGTTCGCAGCCCTCAAAGTGCCGCAATCGTATCTATCCCGTGGTGAAGGAGCGGATGAGGACAAGACAACTCTTGCTCAGAAAGATATTCGATTCGCTCGCACAATTCAAAGGCTCCAACGCTCAGTGGTAGCCGAGCTTGAGAAGATTGGGATTATTCATCTTTACACTCTTGGTTATCGAGGCGACGACCTCGTTGCCTTTCAACTGAAATTAAATAATCCATCTCAGATTGCTGCGATGCAGGAGCTTGAACATCTCCGCACCAAGTTTGACGTTGCAGGGGCGGCAACAGAAGGCTACTTCTCCAAGCAGTGGGTCTATCGGAACATCTTTGCTCTCTCTGAAGAAGAGGTGCTGCGAGTACAGCGTGAAATGTTCTATGATAAGAAATTTGAGGCACAGCTTGAGAAAGCAGCCGAAGAAGATGAGCCGGTCGAAGAAGAAGCTGGTGGCGCTGAAGGCGGCGACATGGGCGGCGGTGATGAGCTTGGAGGCGGCGACGAAGGCGGTGGTCTTGGCGGTGACCTTGGAGGCGGCGATGAAGAAGGTGGTGAAGAAGAGCCAGAGACAGGCGACCTTCTGGCGGCACCCGCGAAGCGAGAGACATATACGACCCCCGGCGCAAATGGGAAGATGTACACCAAGGTCACAGACGACACAAGAGATATGGGCGCACGCAAACGCTCTATCCGTTCAAAGTGGGCGTATGACAGCACACAAAACACAACCCAGAACACTTTCAAGGGTTTGGGTGATTTAGTTTCTTTATCAAAAGGGATTTCAGAAACTATTTACGGTGAGGACGATGAAAAACTTCTTTTTGAAGTTAATCGGGAGCTTTCGTCACAGGAAGTTCAAAATCTGATTGATGGCTTAAACAGCAAGCTAGAGGAATAAAAGAAGATGGCAACAAAGACAGGTCGATATCGACACAATAAGAAGAGAAACACCGCTTTTTTATTTGAAGCGTTGATTAAAGAGATGGCAAAGTGTGTTTTGAGCAAGGACACAAGGCGGCAAGCAACCGTAGCTCAGATTATCAAACAGCACTTCGCCAAAGACACAGCCCTTTATCAAGAGCTACAGCTTTATAAAGCAATTAGTGAAACAAAAGAAGTTACTGAGGATGTGGCTAGAAGAATTATAATTGAGGCTCGGCATCAGGCATCGAAGTTGAATTCTAAGAGAGTGTTCAACGAGCAGTCTGACTTGATTCGCAAGATTAATCATAATTTGGGTAGCGATGTGTATGCAAATTTCGTGCCAAACTATAAAAACCTTGCCAGTATTGCTCAGTTATTTTCTGATGCAACCACAGTTAAGAAAACGGTTCTTTTGGAAGATACGCTGATGGAAACGATGATTGTTAAGACAGTTGCGAAGCCAGAAGATAAGCCGATGGAGCCCATCGACAATCTTGTTTATAAGACTTTCGCAACCAAGTTTAATGAGCAATATTCGCAGCACTTGCAGGACGAACAAAGAGAGGTGCTAACCAGATTCGTCTATTCAATTTCGGACAATGGTGTTAGCCTTAAATCTTACTTGAATGAAGAAGTGGACCGCCTCCGCGAAGCCGTGAAGCAGTCATATGAGCTTGATGAAATCCGCAAGGATACGCGGATGCTGACCAATGCCAAGCGGGTTGTAGAATATTTAGATTCTCTACACAAGACTCCGCTGACTGAGACGGAAATTAAGAAAATTCTGAAGATTCAAGAGTTGGTAAGGGAGGTTGAACAAAATGGCTGAAGGTATTCAGATTGCAGTTGGCGATGACGCCGAAAAAGTAAGGCGCGGAGAGCCGATTGGCGACCAAGGACCGCCACCCCCACCAGCACCAAAATTAGAATTGGATATGCGGAAAACCATGAGTGGTGATTACGCAATTAATGACCATTATGATTTGGATATTGTGGTCATTCCTGCCAGCCGAAAGATTCTTGCGATGCCGAAGAACGAGATGTGTGATGAGGTCTATGGCGCACAAGACAGGCTTTTTAATTTTTTAAGAAAGAAGGGCGTGATTGTTGAAGACTCGGTTCACTCTGGTAATGTCTATGGCTCGATGCAGGGTAAGTATCCCGATACGCAAGTCGGAGGTAATGCTGATGATATCGTGCTATTCACGATTGGAAAGTTTTTAAAAGAAGAAGAGCCTTATTATGCACATGATGTTGCGCTTGAGGCTGAGTTGACGCGGAGACTTACGGAGCCACAAGAGCCAGACCAGACTGAGTTGGGCGATGTTCCACACTCAGCCGAGAAGGGTAGTGTCGATGTGTTCCCTGCGATGAAATCTTATTATAGAGTGTATGAGTCCAAGCGGCGAGGCGACAATGATTGAATTGGTAACTTTCGTTGCTGCTGCTTATGGGTTAACACAGATTTTAGTATACGGAAGTATTTTTGACCGGATACGCCCGACCAAAGGCAAATTGGGAGAGTTATTTCACTGCCCCATGTGCCTTGGCTTTTGGGTTGGAGTGATTTTGTGGGGGGCAAATAATCAAACACAACTATTTACTTATGACTACAGTCCTGTGACTGGATTTTTGCTTGGTTGCTTGAGTTCAGGAACGTCATATGCGTTGAGCATGGTATTTGGTGACTGTGGATTCAAAGTAGAACACAAATTTTTAGGAGGTTGCCAAAATGTCGTTGATTGTGCAGATGATGAATGATTTGGCTGACGCTATGACTGGCAAGTGGATGCTTCAACCAGTACGCCGATGCTGCAAGGGCTCTTAGCTCGGGCGGGTTGCGCCCGCTAAATTTAAATTTAAAAAGGAAGAGGCAATGCCTTCAGAAAAATATAGAGTTCCAGCCGGTGCGAAAATTAGACCATCTCAGGCTGGTCATTACAATTTTTGGTATCCGCATGAGAAGCGAGAATTCGTTTCGGAGGGTTCGTTCACTTGTGTCAACATGGGTTGGCAAGGTTCGGATGCGTGGCACGCTATCGGTGTTTCAAAAGAAGAAGCTAATGTTTATCGTTCGCCCATAAAAGTCCTTTGGGTGGAAAAGAGCCTATTTAAAGACATGCAAAAGGCTCCACTCGTTAGGGAGCGTCTAAAAGAGAGGGCAAATAAGAATGAGCGATAACAAATTACTTCTAAGGGAATATTATGAGCTTTGCGAAGGTGGAGTCTGCCAAGACTTTTTAACCGAGTCGGAGAAGGTCGAGATTCAGAACGGAGCCATGTATTTGACAGGTGTCATGCAGCGAGCAGACGCTGAAAATGGCAACGGCAGAGTGTACCCTAAGCGGGTGCTTGACCGTGAGTTGGGAAACTATGCAAAACTGGTCCAAGAAAACCGCGCCCTTGGTGAGCTTGACCACCCAGAAGATTCTGTTATTAATTTGAAGAACGCTTCTCACATGGTGACGAAGGTTTGGTGGAATGGTAATGATGTGATGGGCAAGGTCAAGGTGCTTGATACTCCATCGGGTCAGATTCTCCGCTCTCTTGTTGATTCTGGTGTGAAGCTGGGGATTTCATCCCGTGGTCTTGGCTCCGTCCATGAGGACGCTGGCTCGACCGTGGTTGAGGACGATTTCCAGCTTATTTGTTTTGATTTCGTATCGGAGCCTTCTACGCAAGGTGCGTATATGATGAAGGAGAACAAGCAGCCAAACATTTTTACAAAGGCAGATAAGATTAATCGTTTGTTGAACGAGATAGTCGAGGACTAAGATGAAAAAAGACGAATTGAAAAAGATGCTGAAGCCGATTGTCAAAGAGTGCATTAAAGAGTCGCTATATGAGAGCGGCTTACTTAGTTCAATTATCGCAGAGGTGGTGCAAGGTGTTGTAGCTGGGAACCAAGCCGTTATTACAGAAGCGAGAGCTTCTGAGCCTGCGCCCGCCCCCGCTCGCGTGAGAACAAATGAAAATAAGAATTCTCAGCGGGCAGCAGAACAGAAAAGAGCAGAGCTTCGGAAGACAAAAAAGAATCTTTTGGATTCGATTGGTCAAGGAGCTTACAATGGCGTTGATTTGTTTGAAGGGACAACCCCTCTCAAATCTGGTGGCACCCCTTCAGGTGGTCCCTCAAGTCAAGGTCCATTTAGTGGGGTTGACCCGTCTGACCCCGGTGTAAATATTGATTCCCTTACAGAACAGCTTGGTGGCGTCTGGAAGAAATTGGCAGAAGGTGGTAAGAAATAATTATGGGATTGTATGTAAGAGCAAGGCGAGGCGAATCAAGCGAGCAAGTCATCCGACGCTTCTTGAGAAAGCAGCGTAATTCAAAAGCGATGGACGAGATTAAAGACCCCGTTCATGGGACTCCAGAGTGTCGGCAAGTTTCAAAGAAAAGTTTGAAAAAGAAGCACAAGCAGGACCAAGCAGCACGCCGCAGAAGAAGCGAGGCTTATCGAGCATTGAAGCGCAAGCTGAAGCGCGAAGCAAGAATGAGAAAAATGAGAAGATAATTTGGGTTTATCTGACTATTTAAAGGTAAGCTCAACATGAGGATTTAAAAATGGCAAGAAGTTTTGTATTAGGCGGTGTCTCCGCAACAGGGTTGGCAACAGGTAAGCCTTATATTAGAAGAATTACGAGAATAGATGGTACAGCGACAGGCTCGCCGCCCGCCGATGGGCTTACTTGCGCCATTGACAGTAGCGGAAACGTGTCCTTTCGCACAGATGGTTCTGAAACCGATGGCGATAGAAAAGCTTGGAACGCAGGCGCTGGTGGTGACGAAGGCGAACTTCTTTTTGTTGAATTCCCAGCAACCACCAGAACACTTTCTGTTCAGTTGGAAGCAGCAGAAAGGGCTGTGGACAATACAGCCGCTGCTACTGCAAACAACAATATCCGCTTGAAGGTTATGCTCACTGCACCGGGTCAGGTTGTGACCGCTTTGGATGCCAATGGGGTTCCCACGTCTAGTACAGATACAATGCAGCCAATCACTAATGGTAACTTTATTGAAATCGGTCGCGGCGACACTGCAACAATTAATGCAAGAACCAAGGGTGTCTTTATCCTAATTCAAAACTTTGCGGGTTCGACAATCTTTACAGATGTTGCAGGCGACGGCAGTGGTGGAAACACGACGGCTGGGCTTCAAGTCGGTGCTGCTGCGAATGCCTTGGACGCTGTTTCAATTCTGGTTACAGCAGTGCTTGACCACGAAGGCTTTGATAAGCCTTACGGTGTACAGTCAACTAAGAAGTCTGCTGCGAATGTTGATAGCAACTTGACGAAGATTTGGCCAATCTCAACTTCTAATTCGGATGGTGTTGGTTAGCCAAGGAGGTATTGGCTATGTCAACGGGTAAAAATTCAGGCGGCTCGACTGGAAAGAATGTTACTGGGGGTGGCGGTGGTATTGACCGTCAAGCTCTTCAAGACATTAAAATTGTCAATGGCTCCATAATCGTAATAAAGCGCAGTGGTGAAGAAGTAGACCTCGGTGCAGCCAGCGACCGCGCTCAAGAGTTTGTGACTCATTCAATCGAAGTCCCAATAGGAAACGGTGAATACGAGTTGACACACAATTTAGGGACAAAAAGCATCATCTATCAGGTCTTCGATTCTAACGACCAAGTGATTCAAGTCCCTTCAATACGGTATGCAAATAAAATTAAATTTTTTTTCGACACTACAGATTCTGCAACGGCATATACAGTGGTTATTGGCAACTAGCTGACCGATACCCCCCGATTTTAGCATAATTTCAAACTAATTACTCCAGAACGCACATTCGGAAACGGACTGCGTTCTTTTCATAATTGATATCATTCGGGAGGAAAAAAAATTATGGCTAATCAAAAAATATTGGGAGCGGATTTAGCAAAACCGACTCTCTCTTCATCTTCGGCTTCTGCCGATGTTCCAAGTGGAGGGGATTATGACCTTGTAATGCGTAAAGGCGACACGGCACAACTTCACTACATGAGCAGCGACGGCGTTATCGAAGCTGCTATGCTCAAGTCTGACGTAGCTGGCGTCGGGCTTGCTTCGGCTTCTGGTGTCCTTTCTGTGGACCTCAATGAGCTTGTACATGAGCAAATCGCCAGCGGCGATTTCTTGGCTTTTGTCGATAGCACCGACAACGGCACTCATAAAGATACTATTGACGACCTTGCAACTCTTTTTGCTGGTGTCGGTCTTTCAGCATCTTCTGCTGTCATGGCACTTGACTTGCATGAGTTGACCGCAGTTCAAATTGCCTCTGGTGACTTTGTTGCTATTGTCGATTCAACTGACAACTCAACCAAGAAAGAGAGCATTGATGACATTGCGACTCTTTTCGCAGGAACCGGGCTTGCTGCTTCTTCAGCGGTCATTTCTCTTGACTTGCATGAGTTGTCCGCAGTCCAGATTGCCTCTGGCGACTTTGTTGCTATTGTCGATTCAACTGACAACTCAACCAAGAAAGAGAGCATTGACGATATTGCAACTCTTTTTGCCGGTGACGGACTTCAGGCTTCAAGTGCTGTTATGGCAGTTGACGTTTCTGATTTTGCCGGTACTGGTCTTGAAGACGATGGTTCTGAAAACCTTCGTATTGCTGCCGCAGCCGCAGGCACTGGTCTTGCTGGTGGTGGGGGCTCTGCTCTCAGCCTTGACTTGCATGAACTGAGTGCTGTTGATGTTGCTTCTGGTGACTTCCTCGCTCTTGTCGATTCAACCGACAACTCATCGAAGAAAGACACCGTTGATGACCTTGCAACTCTTTTTGCTGGCGTCGGTCTGTCTGCATCTTCTGCTGTCATGGCAGTTGACCTCAAAGAGTTGACCGCAGTAACTGCAATTGCATCTGGTGACACCTTCGCTATTGTTCAGGAAGCTGAGTCTGGCGACCCAACCAAGAAAATCACGTTCGACCATATGGCGGCTAAATTGTCTGGTGACGGTCTTGATGACACTGCTGGCGTCTTGTCAGTTGATGTTTCGGACTTTGCTGGTACTGGTCTTGAAGACGATGGTTCTGAGAATCTTCGACTTTCAACACAAGGCACTGGTATTGCTGGCGGTGGCGGTTCTACACTTAGTGTGGCTGCTGCTCAAACAACTATTCAAACAGTCTACAATACTAATCTCAAGATGGGTAGAGCCGCTGGCGATACTTATATTGACTTTGCTACCGCAGACGATAATATTGATTTCTACGCGGGTGCGACTAAGATTATTGATATGACCACATCGGGAGTAGATATTACTGGTAATGGTTCTGTTTCAGGCAATCTTACTGTTACTGGCAACTTGGTTGTTAACGGCGCTCAGTTTCAAGTAGATGGGACAACCATCCAACTTGATGACACTCTCATTGAAATGGGCACTGTCGGCAAGGCTGCTCCAACCGGCGCAGTGACCAAGGACATTGGAATGTTGATTCACCAGCACGATGGTTCATCTGCATCTCTCAACTTCATGGGTTGGGACCACTCAGCATCGGGTTTCCGTCTTGCTACGGGTGTTGCAGAAACTGATGGCGTATTGTCCAATGCGGGTACTGCTGCCAAACTCACCGTGGGTCAGCTTGAAGCGGCGAACACCACAGTTTCGGGAACGATGACTTTGAGTGGAGTTACTGACACTGCGGTAAACGTAGCTGCTGACAGCTTCTATTATCTCGATGCTGATGGCACGATTGTAAGAAGAG